TCTTCGGGCACCTTTTCTTGTATAAATAGTATTGCGAACACAATTTAGAAGCAGAACTATGGTAAATCCTAATAGGTTTTATACTTACGCATATTTGCGTGAAGATAAGACACCTTACTATATTGGTAAAGGTAAAGGTAATAGGGCATATAAAAAGCATCGAAAAGGAATAGGTGTCCCAAAAGATAAATCGAGAATTATATTCCTCAAACAAAACTTAACCGAAGAAGAAGCATTTAGACACGAAATCTATATGATTGCTGTTTTTGGTAGGAAAGATTTGAGAACTGGTATTCTTCACAACCTTACAGATGGTGGTGATGGTGCTTCTGGATGGGTTCCAAGTGAAGAAACTAAAAGAAAACAAAGTGAAGTGAAAAAAGGTAATACTTATATGTTAGGTAAAACTCTTTCAGAAGAAACCAAAAGAAAAATGAGTGATACGCGAAAAGGTAAAACTCATTCAGAAGAAACGAAAAGAAAACAAAGTGAGGTAAAGAAGGGTAAAACTTATTCGGAAGAAGCAAAAAGAAAAATGAGTGAGGCACATAAAGGTAAAACTCTTTCAGAAGAAACCAGAAGAAAAATGAGTGAGATACGAAAAGGTAAAACTCATTCAGAAGAAACTAAAAGAAAACAAAGTGAGGTAAAGAAGGGTAAAACTAAAGGTAAAAAGTGGTGGAATGATGGTTGTGGAAATTGTAAAAGGATGGTAGAATGTCCCGGTGATGGTTGGAGACTTGGAAGAAAATGATTGACTGGGACGCAAGATTTGCTGAATTACCGGACGCAGAAAAGGATAAGATTGCTCTGTTGAGGGTCATAGAATGCTCAAATGGGTGTATTCAACATAAGTTTCGTGATGAGGATGAGGATGCCTTATCAGTAGAAGAAAGCAGAGATGCGATGAAATTTTCAATGAGTGCGATAAAAACTATGGAAATCCCTTTGGGGGAAGAAGTGATTACATTTGCCCCTGAAACCGCAGAACTTTTTACTGAAATGAGACGATTGTATATCTCTGGTGTGAAACAGAATAATCAGGCAGATTATAATGAGTTTCTCAAAGGTTCTAAAGCAAATCTACTTGCGGTAGGTAAAGAACGCATCTTGGAAGCAAGACGACTTGCGTTTAATCATATTGACGAACTACCACCTCATACATTAGAATGGGGACTTGCTTATATCTTTAGTTTTGCCGAATGGATTCCTTATGACTGACTACCAACCAACACCATAAACAAATGACTAAAAACCATACCATCGTAATAGATATAGAAAACGCAAGAATTGGTTGTCCTTATTGTGATAAATGGGAACCTTATTTTGGAACCAGATATACAGATACGCAGTTCTTATGTGATATACTCTTGAAAGACCATTTGAGACGATTGGAGAATGAAAAATTTCTTATTGGGGATAAAGAATGACTGAAGAAGAAACTCAAAAACTTATAAAAAAATGGAAACCTCTTTTGACTGCAGAAACATCCCCCGATGCAACTGTTTTACTTATTGAACCTATGGAAACACCAGTTAGTGAGGAAGTGAAATGACCCACCCATCTTATTGTTGCCTTAAATGCGGAGAACAGATAGGATGGACTGGAAGGTTCTTTCAGTTCCTTCGTATTCCATTACATCGGTGTAAAAAATGACTGATATAAGAACCCAACCATTCACAACTGACGCACTCACCATTCGGCAACTCAAAGAAATCTTGAGTGTTCTTCCTGATACAAATGAGTATGGTGAGGATTTTGAGGTGTGGATGAGTGTTGGTAATAATCTATCAAATGTGGTAAAATCTGTATGGTCGTTGAACTTACGAAACGACGGTTGTGATATTATTTTAGAATGATGAACCCTTTACTACAAAAATATGAGGAACTTTACGGAAAGAAAGAGAAACCAAAACTTCCAAGAATAGAAGATTATGAGGGTGAAGAAACATTCGCAGATGAACTGAAGAAATCAAAACCTCCAACACTCAAATCTTATGACCTTGATGACTTGAAAACTTCTTTTCAACAAGTCGCAGAACAACTCCAAAATGATGAGGCACAGGTGATAAGTATGAATATGGAATTTGGAGACCATATGAATAAAATAACCTTTGAGGTTTATGTCTATAAACCTTGAAGAACTCCAAAAATACTTGGATGATAATAACACCACACTTGAAGAGTATATGAGAGCAAATATGATTACTGATGAAGACAGAAAATATTTTGATAAGATATGGGTGGATGCGATTTATAAGAACTTTGGTGAGGACACTTGAACAACTGGCACAAGGGGACGCTCTGGGTGCCTCTGTTGGTGCTATAATACTCTCATACACACAGACACCTGATGATTGACCTTTCACAACTGACCGAAGAACAACTCAACGAACTTGAACTTCAAATCCAAAAGCATAAGGAACAACAGAAGTTAAAGGGTGCTTTGGAAAACCTAAAAGGTTATAAAGTAACTTTTTATATTAGGTTTGACCCTGAAAAGCATAAGGATGATGATATGCTTACATATGATGGAGAACTTGACCCGAACATTTTTGCTGATTATCTGTGCGATAATCTTGTTACAGACCTGATTAGAAATTTTGAATTGTATGGTTATGAGGATGTGAATTATCCTACTGTTGAAGTAGCAACAAAACAAGAAATTGAAGAGAAATTTTGAGCAACTGAAATGACTGAACGCATTTATGAACTTGAGTGTGGAATCAGAAAACTCAACGGAGAATATTGAAATGAACCAAGCAAACAAGAACTCATTTTTCTTTTATGTCCTCAAAGAAGGTGGTGGAAAAATTGACCCAAGAAATATAGAGTTTATGATTGAAGCACTCAAAGAATGGTTGCCTAATACTATTGGATATCCAGACACCGACTATTCTATGAATGCTTATAAGTTGGGGCAAAGAGAATACAAAGAATTCATTATGAGGAACCTCAAATGACTGAAAACATTCAAAAGTATCCAAATGTAAATCGTGTTGAAGTCATCTCAAGTGAGGGTGAAGAGTTTTTTTGGGATGAATGGGATGAATGTTCCCAAGTTCAGGTAAGTTTTCATAATGACGGAAAGACACTCAAAGTATTTCTCACGGGGAACATAAAATGACTAAACACGAGATTGGAGCAACAATTGGATTTTATATTGTTGTGGGATTGATGGGTTGGGCACTTGTATCTTTCTTTCCTCTTACTTGGGGACAGGCACTCATAATCTCTTGGATGTATAACAAACTTACTGATGTATTAGAATGACTTCTATTCTCCAACAATACACTCTTGAAGATTTCGTAAAATGTCGTAATCAAAAGGAGTGGGTTTGTGATGAATGTAGAAAATGTGGTGATAGGGATTGTTGTTCTGGTAATCACATAATGTTTAGAGTTCCTAAAACTGATGATTGTCTCTGTTCTATTTGCTTGGAGAAACTGAAATGAAACTTTCATATAATCTCAAACAGTTTTGGTTGCGAAGATTGATGTGGAGATGGTGTTTTGATTGGTGGTTTAGAGTAATGTATCCTCACATTTATTATAGTGAATATGGTAAAAGGTATGAGGAATATGTGAGTGATGATGATATGTTGTGGTTTTGGAACTATCTAAACAACTTTGATAATGAGGTATTATGACTTTACTTGAAACACTTGAATACTTTCTCACAGAAACAGCAGCAGATATGGATGGTTTGTCTTGGGAAATCCGTGAGGAAACTAACTTTGAGGACAACAACATAGACCATTTGACTGAATGTTATGATTTCAATAAAGAACTTTATGATAATCTCAAACAAATCAAATCCATTATTGAAGAACTGGAGGTATTATAATGTTTGGTATTGAAAAGGACTTCCAAAATCTAATGGAACAAGTTTATGGCCCTCTTGAAAAGAAAGAACAAATGACTGAAATTGAAGAAGTAAAAGCACAAATCAAAGTATTGGAAAAGAAACTCTCTTTCCTTGAAGAACTGGAAAAAACAAAATCACCAGTAGAAGAAGCATATAAAAGAGTTTATGGTAAGTATCCTGTGAAAGATGTTAGTGAAGACCTTACTCCACTAGATAATTGGAATGTAATTTCTTGGGATGCTTTCCAGAAGGGTTATGATGCTGCTTATGAAGAGAAGGTGAAAGAAACCGCACAAGAACGGGGAGAACTCAAAACTCTTCATCAATTATTTCATGAAACAGTATGGATTGTACCTGATTGTGATGAGTTTTGTGGAATTGTAAAAGAATGGCTGTCTCAATACACTCATAATGTGATGACTGGAGAATATTTGAAAGGATATGAAGAATGTCTTACTGTTTTGGAGGAGAACCTAAAGTAGTCAGTATAAATAAAAATGCTTATGTGTGTCGTAACCAGAAGCAACGAGTAGCATAAGGACACTTTCCAAACAGGCACAAGGGCACTTTACAGGTGCCTTTTTTTGATGTATGATACTTTCATACACAAAGGAACCCGATGACTGACAAACAAAAGATTCAATCCAAACTTAATGTATTGCACGAAGAGTTTGATACTCTTCAATCTCTTGGTGCAACGCATAGTGAATTGAATGCGGTGCGGAGGGAGTTAAACATTTACTATGAAATGTTGAGGAAACTACGATGAAAACTTATTTGCTGATTGCTGGAGACAATTATTACCCTTCTGCTGATACTGGTGATTGGGTTGGGTGTTTCTCTACCTATGAAGAAGCAAAGGCACAAGTAGAACCCAAAAAAACCAAAGGATATACCGTAAATGGACGGGATTGGGGTTGTGATTGGTATGAAATTGTTGATTTGAGAGACTGGATGAACCGATGACGAAACAAGAACTCAAAGAACTTCTCACACCAGAGTTTCTTTCCACACTTCATAGTGCTGTGGAGTGTTGTGGATGGGATGTTGATATGGTAGAGAGTATGAACTTTTGTGATTGGTGCTATAATGTAGCAGGACAACCACTACCAAAATATGATATGAGTTTTGATATGGAGGATGTATGACTACCAAATGCACCTGTTCCTACATTCAAATAGGAACCAAAACTTCAAACACTCAAAACCTCAATCCAGATTGCCCTTTACACGGAACTGATAGTGTGTGGCATAATAGTCCAGAACAAGTCAAAAAACGAGAGGAGAGGTCGCAACGACTTCGGGAACTTTATGATACTGCTCGCAAAGCAAGGGAGAACTTGAAATGACTGAAACTATTCAACAACTCAAAGAGGATATTGCTATTCTCCAAGAGAAACTACAAAAACTTGAAGAACAGCAACGAACAAAATCACCAGTAGAAGAATGCTACAAAGATTGGTGGGGGCAATATCCTGAATTAGAAACTGACTCCCAGTATGATGATACAAGGTGGCAAGGTTTCCAAGCAGGATATGAGTTTGCTTACGCAATCTCTACCGCAAAGGAAGTAATGGAAAAAGTTCAAGAAGAACAAGAAGATAATGAATGGAAATCTGTTGCTCTTCGTTTTGGTGAAAAGTTGAGTGGATATTTGAGTGATGGTTATTATGAACTTTCTCCTGCTGCTTGGTTTAGGTGGGCGGTATTTACTTATGGGAAAGGACAACAAATAAAAGATGCTGTTCGTGAGAGTAAGAAATGGTGTGAAGAAAATCCAGATAAAGACCCATTAGATTGTTTGAAACCTCAAACACCAGAGCAAGTTGCTGATGGATTGAAAGAAGCATTCAGGGAAGCAGTCAAGCAAGGTGTAGTTTCATCTACCAAACCACAAACTCTTTATGATGTGATTGCTGACTGGTGGGATGATACATTCACCAAGAAAGAAACATCACTTCAGGAACTTGTGGATGCCATTGAAGAATGGTTGCCGAAAGAACAATCTGCCGCTGGGTCTCAAAATGCTTATGTTGAGTGTACTGTAGAAGGTTTCAACGATTGTCTCAATAAAATCAAGAGGAAACTACGATGAGATACCCACAATACGCACTTGGATTACTTACTGGATTTTGTCTTGCTTGTCTGTATTTTATGGTGCCTGCTATTCTTGAGAGTTTCAAACAACCAGAAGCACAAGCAGTTGCAGAACCAGTTGAGAAACATGGAACTTTTACAGTTGTCAGTGAATACAAAGGTTGTGATTTAGTTCAATGGCAATATAATATGCTTTCTGAATACAAATATTTTCTCCACTGCCCAAAATGATTGAAATTCAAAAGAACTACAAAATCACACTGGACGAAGAACAGGCACGACTATTGTATCATATTCTTGATGTAACTGATAATGATAGGAGACAGGGATTGAATGGACTTTATAATGAACTGAAAGGCACTCTCAAAATTGGAATACGATGACTGAATATACTGAATATACTTTTCCTGCTGATTACAATAAATCAAACACATATACTATCACACAACCAAAACTATCTAACTGGACTTGTTATGCGTTTGGTGGTGATGCTAGTTTTTCTCCTATGACTTGGGTGCCACAAGAAGGTAAAGTTCCTAATGCTTGGGTAAGGTTCTGGTCTAAAGTATTTTTTGATTGTAACTGGGTGAAGAACAAATGAAAATCACAGCACACGAACTTGCAGTTATTATTGATACTTTCAACCACTCTCTAATGGTATCAAACTGGAATGGAGTATATACTCACAAGTCAAGGGAGAGGGTAAGGGATTTGATTGCCGACATTATGAATGATATGAGTGTAGAGATTATCACAGACAAAGCAGAATTCACTATTGATGCTGACGCAGGTATTTGAAATGACTGAACCAACACTAAAAATAGGACCATCAGGATATAAACTCAATCCAGAGAAACTGAAAGGAGCACCTCAAAGTGTTCTTCCTTATATTCTTGGTTGTTTTTATTTCACCGAAGATTATGAGTATTTTGATGTAATCAAAGATTATCTTGATATACCTGAACCTTGTAAAACTCTGGAAGAAATATCGCAAGAATTGGATGAGAAGATTGATGATTTGATTGAGAGAACAAAGAATAGTTTTTATAAGTCAAAGTATATTGCTGAAACTTTGTATGATACAAAGTTCAATAGAATTATTGATAACTTTGAGTATGCGAAGGAACACGGACAATTTCCACCTAAACTTACATATTCTAACCTTATTGCGACTGGTAGTAATATTACTTCCAGTTTTGTGATTAAACAAGGAAATAAACACGAAGGATACTATACATTCGGTAATTGTAGGTCTTTCAAGTATTATATGCCGACTAAACCGAATTTTATAGTCCGTTTCTTTATGAAAAATCTTCTTGGATTTTTCTGGGTGGATGAAAAATGAGATACTACGAAACCAGAACTTACGAACACCAAAAGGACTTTGATGAAAAGAACCGAGCACAAAAGTATCTCACAGAATACCGAGATAAGTATCTTCATCTCCGTAAGGAAGTTCGTAATCTTGTAAGAGAACAAAACCTTACTATCACTCCTGATTTTGCTAAACTGATTGGATTGAAATGACCTACCCATCGTATTGTTGTCCTAAATGCGGGGATATGATAGGATGGACTGGAAGGTTCTTTCAGTTTCTTCGTATTCCATTACATCGGTGTGAGAAATGACTAATCCACTAATTGAAAAATATAATGAAATTCACAATCCAAAACCACCAGAGCCTCCAAAACCAGTAGAGAAACCAAAACCACGAAAACTCGCAAAATGTTATGACCGTGATGACTTGAAAGTATCTTTTCAACAAGTAGCAGATAAAATCCAACAAGGAAAAGCACAGGTTGCGAGTATGAGTATGGAAAGGGATGTAATGAGTATTATGCCTAATAAAATTATCTTTGAGGTTTATGTGGATGACTTATAAAGATAAAGACATTATAAGATTAGCAAGACACTGGGGAGCAACAGAAACCTACACTAGCATGATTTTTGAAACAATCCTTGAGGAACAGAGGACACTTGAGAAACTGGCACAGACACCCTCCACAGGGGCACCAGATGCCCTATAATACATTCATACACAAGACAAACTCCAAATGACTATTGAAATCACAAACCAAGTTCGTATTCAAGAATACGGAGATTATTGGTATACGGTAGAAGACACTCATATTGATGTGGGATGCGATGGATGCACCATTTCTTATTGGCAGTTTGATAAAGAAAAAGGAGATAAACGAATTCAACATATTTGTATGGGAAATGTAGAAGCACTTGCTGTTGCTGATGCCATCTACAAACTCTTCAAGGTGAACTGAAATGACTAAACACGAGATTGGTGAAACAATTGGATTTTATATTTTTGTGGGATTGATGGGTTGGGCACTTGTGTCTTTCTTTCCTCTTACTTGGGGACAGGCACTCATAATCTCTTGGATGTTTAACAAACTTATTGATGTATTAGAATGACTACCAAACTCGTTGATGATTATGTGAATTTCATTATGGATAGTATGTCTCAACAAATCAAAGAAGAAATGCTTTATGAGTATTTGGTGAATGACTATAAGGATTTGAGTGAGGAAGAACTCACTCAACAAATCCTTGAAATCTATGGTGATGAATGGTTTAAGGAGAACACCTGAAATGAACTACCTCTGCCTTGTTGATGGTCTTGTAGAATATGGTAGCACCAGTTTGAGTGATTTTGCTCACTATCAACTGGTGTATGCCGAAGAACACCAAGATGCTGATGTTCAGTATCTCACACTGACTGATGAAGAGTATGAATCTATGTTTCCTGTGGAGGATGAAGATAATGGATAAAGAAGAACTCACAATACTTTTTATTATTCTTGGAATACTTCTACTTTTCGCAATCCTTAACGGATTTGTTGTGAATTATGAGAAAACAGAATGTTTGAAAGAAGGTGGAAAGTGGGTTTCTGGTATGATTGCTGGTAATTATTCTTATTTCTGTGTGCCGAAATGACTAAAGAACAAATCCTGGAAGTTGCTGATGAGTTCCTTGAAGAATGGGAAGCAGAAGAGGATGGAAAAACTTGGGTAGAATATAGTGGAACTGCTCAAGAAATCATTTATTTTGCTCAACAAATTCGTAGAGATACACTTTATGAAATCATTCACCTACTCTCAAATGTTCCTAATCCTCAAGCAAACCAAACAGCAATCAATCGTATTGAAATGGAGTTGAACTGATGAAAAAACAAGAACTCAAAGAACTTCTCACACCAGAGTTTCTATCAACTCTTCATACTGCTGTGGAGTGTTGTAATTGGAATGCGGATATGATTGAAACTATGGAGTTTTGTGATTGGTGCTATAATATGGCAGGACAACCAAAACCACAGTATGATATGGGTGTTGAGGGATATGACTGAACGACTAAAATTCACACAAGTATCCAGAGTAATCTGCCCCAAGACAGGTATTCATTATTTGGATGCGATTGATGAGTATGGGAACCACTGGACGGCACAACAGGAAACTAGTGTAGAAAAATGGATTACATATAAACAACTTTGGACACAAGACCCTCAACAACCCGTAAAACTATGCCTGAAACCGACATCTCAAAAATTCTCATAGAAGGAGACACCGTAACCATTATGGGGGTTAGGTATCAACGTATCATAGAACCTCAAAGTTTTTATGATAAACTCTATGGATTGCTAGACGATAATCTTATTGAATGGGTTGATACAGACGGTATTACTATTAGAGTACTGGATTTGATTAGGGAGAATATTCCTGAATATAAAAAAGGTGTTGGACTACCAGAGTATAATGCTGGTTGGAATGACGCAATCAAAACACTCAAGGATAAACTACGATGACTAAAAACTACCCTATAAATGACTGGGAGTTTGTTGATGAGATTGAAACATTCTTCAACGAATGGTTTTATTCCAATCATACTGACTATTCTTTCAAAAACGAATACTTTTATGGAGATTGTGCCGTTGAAGACCCAAAGACCCGTGAAGACCTAATGAGAAAATGGATATATGCGAGTTTTTATTCCGGTTTTATGATGGGACGATGTGCTAAAATGGAGAAGGAAGTAAATGAGAATTGAAATCACACAAGACATCAGTGGAACTGGTGATTATCGGTGGGAACTCTATACTGGCCCTGAACATATTGATGAATATGTTGGATACTGTTATAGTTTGGGAGAATGTTTTGAGAAGATTGTAATGTGGAATACTTACAACGCACAAAAGTATTATGGAGGAACGGAAAATGATTAACGAAGAAAAACTCACTCTTCTTCTTGGAGTTCTCAAAACATACGCAGAACAAAAACACTGCTATGATGGTAAAGGTGGTGGAGATTACTATTATCTCCCCGAAAATAGTGATGATGCCTTTGAGGATGGTGCTGATTATGGTGAAATCCTCTTTGCCCGCACTCTATTAGAACAAATCGGTGAAAAGTTTGAATACCCTTGTATGAAAGAAAATGAACGAAATTGAAAAAACAGAGGGAGAAATAAAAGTCCTTCAAGCAAAATTAGAACTTCTCAAAGAAATGGAGAAGCACAAATCACCAGCAGAAGAGGCATTCAAAAGAGTTTATTGTAGGTATCCTGATAAACTTGATGATAAATATGGTTCTGCTTGGGATATCTTTGAAAAAGGATATGCGAGAGCACAAAAAGATTATAAGGTAGGAGAGTATGAACCAACTTCACAAGAACCTGAAAATGACTGAAACCATTCAACAACTCAAAGAAGATATTGCTCTCCTTCAAATGAAACTACAAAAACTTGAAGAAACTCAAATGACCCTTGAAAAATCAGGTGAGTTTTCTATCGTCTCATATAATGGAGAAACTTATTATCGCAATCTTTATGATGGTATTTGTGGTGGTTGGTATAAAACTGATACAGATGGTGAAGTTTTTTATCTTGTAGAAGACGAAACTGAAAGAAAGTTGGAGAAACTTTATCAGGAACAAGTTGTAGTAAAAGAACCCAAAAAAGAACAAAAATGGGGGGATATTGTTCGTGAGAGTGTGAAATGGTGTAAGGAGCATCCAGATGAGAGTGTGGAAGATTACCTAACTCCACAAACACCAGAGCAAGTTGATGCTGGACTTCGTAATGCTATGAGGAAAGCAAAGAAAGATGGAGTGTTTGATGAACCCAAGTTCTTGAAGTTTGAGTTAGGTAAAACTCTTGAAGAACTTATTTGTAAATGTATGGTAGATTATAATAGTATTATAGCAGGTGGATTACTTGAAGATATTTTGAATAATATTGAAAAATGGTTGCCCGATTTTCAATCAGCTGCTGGTTCTCAAAATGTAGATACTGAATTACTTGTAGATGGATATAATGACGCACTCACAAAAATCAAATCAAAGTTGAGGAATAAGAAATGAAACTCCACGAACGACTTACAGAATGGTATTATACTCACGATGCCGTTCAATCTGGTGATGTGATTGCGAATGAGATTGTGGATGTCGTAAAGGACTGGTTGAAAACTCATCATAGAGAAGAAACCAAGTATGATGCCGATTATAATGCTGGATGGATGGACTGTATTGAGACACTTGAAAAGGATGCGAGGTAGGACACTTCCCAAACCGGCACAAGACCCCTCCACAGGGGCACCAGATGCCTTATAATAGTCTCATACGAAACAAACCGATGAAAAACCATCAGTTCAAACCACAAATCTGTTTATGGAAACGAAAAGAACTAACCCTCAAATGTTGGATTTTTCGTTTTCTCACTCCTGTTGCCGGACTACTTGATGCTCTCGTCACAATTTGTTCTTTCACTATTCTAGTAAGCAACTTTGAGATGGAGGTGGTTACACTTCACACATACGAATACTTCAAAGCACTTAAAAAACAACGAACACAAAGGAACTCCAAATGACCGAACAAGAACTTATTGAACTCTGGGGAGATGGAAGTGAGTTTGGTCTTTCTCCTAATGATGAACTGTTTATGAACAACGCATTTCGTGAGGTTGCTGTGAAGTTTGCTCTTGTAGTTGCCGATAAAGCATATGGTGATGGAGTAAAGGTAGTTGCTGGTAAAGCATATAGTGTTGGTTATCGTGAAGGTTATGATAGTGTATATTTTTCATACGCGAGTAATTGACTTATGAGTATTCTATCTTGGAACCACACCAGAAAAGGAACTCCAATGAAACAATCTGGGAGTTATGGTTCTCTTATGATTAGGGTGATGATGGTTAGGAGTTCTTATCCAAATCACCCTATGTTTATTGACGGAAACCCTGTATAATACTCTTACAAACACAAACACATTATGACTGCTCTTTATTTTGAATCCGAAGACGGAACTCAATTTGATACTGCCATTTTTGATGGTTATCTTGTTGGAGACCGAATTCTTGAAGGTGTTAGGTTTATCGTGAAGATTGAAGATGGGAAACTTCATCCCACTATTCATCCTGATGATGCCGGATACTTTTCTACTCTGAATCAAAAGTATTGGATGGACAAAGTGACTGAATATGCTCAAGATTATGATGTATTTTCTCATCCTCAAAATAGAGAAGATGTTTATCTTGTGACTGATGAAACTCCCGAACCAGTTGTAGGAGTTGTTGGTAAAGCATACACTTGGGAAGAAGTCCTTCAAAAAGCAAAAGAACCAAAATGCGGGGTGATTGAGTATCTCAAAGCATTCAATTCATTATTTGAGGACAACTGAAATGAACCCAATCAAAATCGGTAAACTGAAAATCGGCATTTTTGAAAGTTTGCTCTTTCTTTTTATTTGTGCTAAACTAACTCACACTATTGATTGGAGTTGGATTTGGGTATTGTCTCCCGGTTGGATTGCCTTTTCTATTGGAGCATTTGAAGGACTTACTGAATACTTTGAGAAACAAAAAAACAAATGACTGAACGCAACCTTACGAAACAACTTCAATATTATGTCTATAATGACCCAGAATACGGGGAGGACATAGAAAATATTTCTTATCCTGCTTTGATTGAAATTATTGACGATTTGTATGATAAAATTGAGACACTTGAAAGAGACAACGAACTCCTGAAATCTTATGCGTGGGAACGATGACTGATGCCCAAATATGCGAAATGGTTAATATGCACCGATACCTTATGATGTGTGAGATTAAACACGCATTTCATAAATTTTGTGCTGAAAATGGGAACCAAGATTACAGTGCTGCCAATCGTTCAGAAGCATTCAACGATACAAAATGGATTGAATTTGCTAAATGGTTCAAGGATATAAGAGATGAGTGAAGAATATGGGAATATTCCAGACGGGTTTCTACTATCTCAAAGTGAAATTGATGAATTGAGAAAATCAAAAAGAGAACTCACGGATTATGCTAAACAAAAATTGAAAGAACTTATAGAAAAACAGGAGGCACAAAATGATTGACTTATTCAACAAACTACTTACCCGATTTGGGTTTCGGTTAGTTTCCAAAGAAGAACCTCATAAAGAAGAACGATGTTTCTTGGATGATATTACATCTCCAGAGTTTATTCAAAAACATCCAGAGTTTTTAGATAGGTATGTAGAAGGACAAAAGAATAAATCTCTTTATGCTGGAGTCATCAACTATCTTGAAGATAAGGATGGAAGAACTTATTATCAAGATAGTCGTAGTAAAAACTACTTCTGTGATTATGATGTTAAAAATCCATCTAAAGAAGTATTGGGTCTTATGATTACAGAAACCAAATTTACACCAGAAGAACTTGCGGAGAAACTGAATGACTGAAACAGCACAAAAAATTATAGCAGCAGCACGAAATGTTGCCGAAGGTTCTCCTACTTTGGGGAAACTTATTCGTGAGGGTAGAGACCCTATGATTACTAAAACTTATTATGAGTATGCTGCCGTATTGAGAACATTAGCAGAAGAACTTGGATATAATAACTTCAATATTGATGGAGACCACGGAATTAATGTCGTAAATGTAAAAGACATTCTTAAACTTGTTGATGAACTGGAGAACTTATGACTGACCCTACACTTGATGAAATGATTGAAGAAGCAGCACGGAGAGAAAGAAGTAATCGTATTCTTCAACGGTATAATGATTTCCATAATCTTGAAACTTCTGGACTTTCTTGGGGAACACCCGTAACGATGGAACAGCAACAAATTATCGCATTTCAGTCTATGATTGATGCTCTCCGTTGTGAAAACCTCAATCAAGAATACACTCATATCGCAATTAGTGATATTGAGGACTTGATTGAGGCACTTTATCAACAATCAATTTCATTCCTTGAAAAAGTAAAAGAATTCAAAGATAGTGCGGAGGGTGTAGCATAATGTTATCACCAGCAGACCGAATTATAGAAGCAACGATGCCTCATACTCTGCGACCTAAAAGAGGAAACAGAGAGAAAGTAATTGCTGCTGCTCTGGAGTTTGTTATACTGGAATATTCATATACTGATGGTGAGGGTGAAGATCTCATAGATGTAAGAGATTTACAGGAACTCATTAAAGAACTTCGGGAGACTGTGACACTTGAGACACTGGCACAAGACCCCACCAATCCCCCTGTGGATGCCCTATAATAGTCTCATAAGCACAAACACATTATGTCTCTTGATATTTCGTTGGAAATTGAAGTTGATACGGGAGCACCTGAACCTCATAAGGTTGAGTTGTATTCTGGAAACATCACTCACAACCTGAATACGATGGCAGAAGAAGCAGGCATCTATAAGTGTCTGTGGCATCCTGATGACCTTTATGAAAATCCAACTGCTGATAAACTTATTCCACATCTTGAGGCAGGACTTCTAAAACTCAAATCTCATCCAGAGCATTATAAGCAGTTTGATGCTTCTAATGGTTGGGGAACTTATAAAGACTTTGTTCCCTTTGTGGAAAAGGTGTTGGGTGCTTGTAAAGAACACCCAAAGGCAAATGTAATAACTTGGGTTTGAGGACAGCACAGACCCCCTCCACAGGGGCACCAGATGCCCTATAATAGTCTCATACACACAGAAACCTGATGAACATCAACGGATACGAAATCAAACCCTTTGCTAACCTTAAAGGTGCTGACCTTTGGGGTGCTAACCTTCGGGATGCTAACCTTAAGGGTGCTAACCTTGAGGGTGCCGACCTTGAGGGTGCTAACCTTGTGGGTGCTGACCTTGAGGATGCTAACCTTCGGGGTGCTAACCTTGAGGGTGCTGACCTTAAGGGTGCTAACCTTGTGGGTGCCGACCTTCGGGATGCTAACCTTCAGGGTGCTTACCTTGAGGGTGCTGACCTTGAGGATGCTAACCTTAGGTATGCTAACCTTAAGGGTGCTGACCTTAAGGGTGCTAACCTTGAGGGTGCTAACCTTGAGGGTGCTAACCTTGTGGGTGCTAACGTAACTGGAACCATTCTTGAGAAGAAAGAAGTTCTTCAAGATGATAAAGACCTCAAGATTAAAGAACTTGAGGAAGAAAATGAGAAACTTAAATCTACACTTAAGTCTCTTAAGGCACTGTTGGACACCTGACGAACTGGCACAGACACCCCTCCACAGGGGCACCAGATGCCTTATAATACATAAGAACACACAGAACTCCAATGACTTTTCAACCTTACAATATCGTTCCCGGAACTCAAATTGTTCATAATTTGACCGATGTTTATGAACTCACCGATGAAGCAGAGGAAATGGTTTATCGTGTAGAACTAAATGCTGATAATGGTGGAATTTACATTCGTTCAAGTGAAAAAGGACTTGAAGAAGGTTCTAAAAACATCACCGAAGATATGTCTATCGGCAACAAAGAACTTTCCATTTGTGTTGCCCGTCGTATTCTTGAACTTTATTCTGTAAACTAAAATGAAAATCACATTCAACGGGCACCAACAAACTGAACGACAAGTAGAACTCACTCAACAAGAACTTTTTCAACTCTTTGAGCTGATGAAGGAATCACTTCTTGATAATGTTGAGTACGGGCAATTTGACGGATACTCTTTTTACAACGAAAAGACTATGAAGATTATGAAACTCTGTGAGACACATAATGTAGATGTTGCTTATACCAAAGACCGTCTTGCTTTCTTTACTGAAATCATCAAAAATCTACCCAATCCTTATCAATGAATACTACAACTCCAATACCCACAAAGTCGGGGCACATATTTTATGTGGTGATGCAGAAACGAAAAGATGGTGAAATCTATGTGGATTTACATAAAACCACAGAGAAAATCTATCTTCTTGAAGAGGACGCAGAATACGCACTAAATGAACTTGGATTTATCAAAGACCATTGCCATATTGTAAAACTGGTTGCTTATTTGTATGACTCAAGAGAATGAAAGAATTACCAATGACTGAAATAAAATTATGTAAGGATTGTAAGCACTATAAAAAAGATTGGTCTGCTCATATTACTGGTTCTGGGGACACATTTGATTTGTGCTTACATCCACTTATAACTGGAAATGTTGTGACTGGAAAAACTGATGGTCGTTATTGTGATGCTACAAGAAGGTTTCGCGAATGTGGTATGGAAGGAAAACTCTGGGAAGCAAAATGACTGAAAGACTTACCAATCCTGATGAGTTTGTGTTGGAAGATGTGAAGATGGTTCACTGGGAAAATATGGATACTGATGTATATTGGTGTGGAATATACTTGAATGATGGAAGGATATTTCACCTTCATATTGGGGGTGATAATCTCAGGGTTTCTTTGAGTGATGAGACACCTGACGAACTGGCACAAGAGCATCCCACTGATGCCCCTTGATGCCCTATAATAGTCTCATACGCAATTCGCAAACAGCAAATGAACATTACTATGAAACAATTCTTTGATATGGTTGCGAAAACTATTGCGGAACCTCATACCATAATCACCGAGCACGATAAACGCAGAGCAATTCGTGTGTTTCTTTATCTTGATGAATTTATGATGGAGAATGTGCCCGAGTATTGTGGTGATACAGAGTTAGGTGAGATTGACTTTGGTTCTTATGCTGCTGGTGTTTTAGATGAAATTGAAGGAAAATGACTGAAACAGAAAAACTCTACAAAATCTGTATTCTTGATTTGCTTATAGCAATTGATGATGATGTTGTGGATTGGAGAGACTATCCTAAACTCTGGACCGCAATTCAAAAAGCAGATATTGCCCTTGATATTTGGGCAGGAATGAACCTCAAACAAATCAAACAGGAACTGGAAGGAAAATGACTTACAAACAACTCTCTCCTGCCGCACAGGCAGTGTCAAATGCCGCTAAATCAAGCCTGGATTGGTCGGCCGGATACCTACCAAATGCTGCTGCCGCCGCTGCCCTCCGTGCTGCTGTTGCTCACACACAACGATACCGGGAGTGTGACGCAGATGAACTCCTTGCCATCGCAAACGAACTGGAAGGAAAATGAAGACTTGGATTGAAGATGCTTATTGGCACTGGCGTAATGTATTCTATTTCAGATTTTACGAGTATAATGACAACATAGACAGACTGGCATTTTTTGAGGAACTAAACTATGGTTGGTATCAAATGTATTATGATAGTGAGGAATGGGAATGACTTGGAAAGAATACTGGAAAATGACTAAATGTGAGTGGTTTATTGAGGGTTTCCGCAACATCTCATACATCATATCTTGTTATAATACTCCAGAACCTTATGGTTATGATGACTTCTGGGAGTCTCTCAGTTGGGGTTGGTGTTGTGAATATGTCTATCCTTATGATGACCCTTACAATCCATACATATCAGAAGAACGCAAACTACGATTAGGAAGATGGTGAATAAATAATAATGCTCTAATGAGTTCGCATCCATAAGAGTGGAAAAGGTGCATTTTGGCACCTTTTCTTGTATAAATAGTATTGCGAACTCAATTTAGAAGCAGATGTATTACTACACTTACGCATATTTGCGTGAAGATAAGACACCTTATTATGTTGGTAAAGGAACTGGAGGAAGAATTTATTCCACCAATAGAAAAGGACTAAAACCACCAAAAGATAAATCAAGAATAATATTCCTAAAACAAAACCTATCAGAACAAGAAGCATTCAGGCACGAAATTTATATGATTGCTATCTTCGGAAGAAAGGATTTAGGAACTGGTATTCTTCATAATAGAACTAATGGTGGTGAAGGTGCTTCTGGCACTATTAAAAGTGAAGAAACCAGAAGAAAGATTGGTGAAGCAAAGAAAGGTAAAAATAATCCCCAATACGGTAAACGAGGTAAGAATTCTCATAATTATGGGAAATCTCCTTCTGAAGAAACCAGAAAAAAATTAAGTGAGAGGCAGAAAGGTGAAAAAAATCATAATTATGAAAAATCTCCTTCTGAAGAAACCAGAAAAAGAATGAGTGAGGCACAGAAAGGTGAAAATAATGCTATGTACGGTAAATCACGTTCAGAAGAAAGCAGAAGAAAACAGAGTGAAGCACTTAAAGGTAAATATAGTGGAGAAAAACACTATCTTTACGGCAAATCACCTTCAGAAGAAACTAAAAGAAAAATAGGTGAGGCAAATAAAGATAAAAAATGGTGGAACGATGGCAAAGGAAATACTAAATTTACTGAAGAATGTCCCGGAGAAAATTGGGTTCGTGGTCGTGGAAAAAAACTATGTGACACCTGACGAACTGGCACAAGGAGACTTGATTTTTATTGAGATTTTGGTATAATATCTGTATTACAAGGAGAATGATGGACTTTCCCATATTTCTAAACAAACTTATAATCGGCAACAAGTATCTTCGGCACACCAGTTTTTGGTATTGGTTTCGTCTTACTAACCATTCTAATTGGAGAATGGACGACCATCAAAGATACTGGGACTTCTGGTATTCTATCAACTCTGGATGGTGTGATATGGAGTATGATTGGGAGTTTGAGAAGTTCTGGGGTAAAGGTGCCAAAGCAGAGCAGATTGTACTACACCGAGAAGATTATGATGCTATTGTAGAAATGTTGAATGAACCTCCAAATGCTGCTATAATGGAGAGGTTGAAAGAACTTATGAATCGTAAAGCACCTTGGGATGAGTAGTACCGAGTACTCATAAATAAGACAAAGAGATATTGAGAGAGAATGGGAATTGAACTTGGAGCAAAAAACTTATATAAAGCATACGGAGTTCCTTCATTAGACCTAACTTTTGCTGATAAAAAAAGTTTGGTTGATAGAATTAGTGGAAATAATCTTATCACGTTCACCCGCGTCATGACCGGCGCCTCAGTTGCCACCTACGTCGGTGCCGATGGCCTGATCAAGACCGCTGGCAATAACGTCCCGCGCTTCGATCACAACCCAACGACGGGGGAAAGTCTTGGGATGTTGGTGGAGGAGGCGAGGACGAATTTGATTACTTACAGCCAAGCTTTTAACAACACCAACTATTCCATTGGATATGATGGCGGTGGATTTACGGAAAATGCAACTGTTGCGCCAGATGGGACTTTAACGGCATCAAAATTGACAAGGAATACAGGCACTAGTGGCGCTTTCTGGGGTAAATACAATAGGCAATCCATTCCAGTTACCAATGGGACCGCTTACACTCTTAGCTGCTTTTTGAAAGCAGCAGAAATTACAACGGTTCAACTTTACGGTGATGTTCGGGACGGAGGTGGGTTAGGGTTTTCAGCAGCATTTACACTGACTGGAAGCGGAAGTTATGTATTGTCTAGCGGAACGTCTGCTCAAATTTCCTCCGCTGGCAATGGCTGGTATAGATGTTCGGTCACAGGGACATCCGCCTCCACCGATGATGAAGAACCTGCTTTATTGGTTTTTGGGACAGGAGCAAGCGGGGACGGATTTTTTGCTTGGGGGTTTCAACTAGAAGCGGGCTCCTTCCCCACCTCCTACATCCCCACCACTTCCGCCACCGTCACCCGCGCTGCTGATGTGGCGAGCATTACGGGGACTAACTTTTCAAGTTGGTATAACCAAAGCGAGGGCACTTTGTTTGCTCAAGCCAGTCTTAACTTTTCCTTGTCCACATCTTCTGTTTTTCCATCTATTTACGAAATAGGAGGATATCCAAATAGATTATGGATGCTGTATCTTAACGGAACAGTTAATCACCTTACCATTGGATCGGATACACATACTAGGAATCTTGGAACATTTACTTCGTCTCCGCAATCATTCAAGGTTGCTCAAGCCTTGTCAAATACATCTCTTACCTATAGTGCTAGTAAGGATGGAGCAGCGCCACTAACTGGATCATTATTCAACGCAGTTACAGGGTTGTCTGCGATTTCCATTGGACCAAATGTGGGCGCCACCAAACACATCGCCCGCCTCACCTTCTACCCCGTCCGCCTGCCCGATGCCACTCTCCAATCCCTCACTCAATAATCACAATGACTAATTACCTCCGCTTCCCCGACGAAGACACCTTCAAATACGCATCCATAACTGCTGGTCTCTATAAAGAACCAGAGGGCAGTTACATTCAGTATACTCACGAACATGCTATGGATATTGTAGGAACCATCTACAATAATGATGCTGTGCTTGACCCTGAAACATTTGAACTCATCACTCCTGCTACTCAAATGGAAGGATGGCACATCAACTACATCGGTGAGTTACCTGATGGATGGGACCAGTATCTGGTAAGTCCTACTGCCCCTTATCGGGTATTTGCTTAATCATAGGTTAATTTGACTTCTGCCTCATAATACTCTATAATAGTCATAAGTTCTCTCATTTTGTTTTTATGAAATCCAATGATTATTACAGAGCAGTGCTACTTGGTGTTATAGTTGGTATGGGATTACTTTCTCTGCTTATGGTGATAAATCCGGGAGAGGATGTAAAACCATCACCACCAGACCAAAAGTTTGAGGTGGTGGATACTTATAAAGGATGTGAGGTTGTGAAATATACTGATAGTTCTATGGCAACTTATAAGTATTTCTTAGATTGTAGTAACAAATGAATAAAGATTTTGAGACTTGGTTTAATGATAATATGACACCATATACATTTCGGAGTGAATGCTTCTATGGTGATGTAGAAATTGATGATAAGGAACTGAGAAAGGATATGATGTACAAATGGTTACTTGCTGCTTATGAAGAGGGATGTAAGGTTGATGGTAAGGTAGAACATTATATCTGTGCCGACTCTTATACCGAATATAAGAAAACTGTAATTACATATGATGTTAAATCCAAAGGATAATATAATCCAAGCCCGTCTTTATTCACCTCATAAGTGTGAATATGTTTGTGAAAGAGAGGATGGAACTCATTATGTGTATAGAAGATTAGGTAAGGAAGAGTATTATGAATTACATCCAAATCCAACAGGAGAAACTAAGTGGGTATGGGGATGTAAGATTAAATGAAATCCTATTTTATTAATCCCAATTAGTTGCATTTGGTAAACGATTCATTACCTTACGAAGACCATACTGAGATATGTACTGCTCTAATGCACCCTCAAAAATACTATTCATAAAAGAATGCCCGTCTGGTACTGGTAATCCCTTACGAATAGATGCGACATGAACTTCTTTAGTCTTCATAAGTAAGTGATCGTTTAGTGTAAAACCTTTAATATCTTTATTGTATTTTTTATTTCTTTTAGATTCTATCCATTCTAAGTTTTCAATTCTGTTATCTTGTTGGTTTCTATTTAAGTGATTTACTTCTAATGAGAAATTATCGCAGGGTATAAATGCCATTGCCACTAAACGATGAACGAATAAGTTTTTTAATCTACCATTATTACCTGTTAGTCTAACGAACAAATATCCACCTCTCTTCTTAGCCCATCCGGGACTTAATCTCTTTATTTTTTTAGTCTTCCAACTATACACATTACCATCTGCATCTACGCCGTAATCATTGTATTCTTCAAGTCCGAGTATTTCATTTAATCCTTTTATCTTGGGTATATCCATGGGGTTTTTTGGTTAGTTTTTTCTACCAAAAATATTTAGTAGAAAAAAGTAATTTGTTTTGTACTTATAATAGATTAAATATGATTGTATACTTGGTTAATTTCTCATTAATGATGTATTATTGAGAATAAATGTGTTAGAATACTTATGAATGCTTATAAATGAAACATCCTTATGCAAGTAAAGCGAGCATACCATAAGACTCACCGTTTGTCAAGCCCCACTGCCCCCATAATACTATGAGACCCACACAAAATCTCGACGAGACCTTGACAAATCTCATAATCTAGTCTAGAATACTCATAAGCACACAAAATCTAGTCGAGAACACATATATACTATCACAATCTCGTCTAGAATACACTTGCATCTAGTCGAGATCTGTGCTACAATCATCTAGTATACACACAATCTCGACGAGTATTATGTACGACGACTACGATCTCGACTATACATACACAAACGACCACACAGATCTCGACGAGTATTATACATCTAGTCTAGACCTAGATGAGGATTATGCACGAGATTCACATGATTACGAATCACTTGCATATCGTCACTATGCATGATATAATCTAGATACACACACATACACAACGAGACTCCTATGATTGCCCAGAAGCGCCTTGTACGGGTTACATTAGACATTATGTGTTATGATGACCTAGACCTAGAAACAACCGACTGGAAGGACCTTCTAGACCTCGAAGGTGACGAAGATGTCTATGCTAGCATAAGGGAACTCGAACCGTGGATGTAATGTGCCACTTCATTAATTGGCACAAACTTATATAAATAAAATCACTTGAGTTCTTATATCATAGAGCAGCACTTGAACTCTCCTGCGGGATACAGAGTCAATCTGACAGAATATAAGAAACCAAGTGAACCTTAAATATCATCTAGGCGGACAGGGTTTAACTATAGGTTTCCCACGGCGCCGAATATAGCGAACAATCCAATATTACCGAACTGAATATAGTTATCTCGTGTTCTTGAAACGTATCAAGAATAGGAGGATTTTTTAGTATCTGGATATAATGATGTGACAATTCTCGAACTGGCACAGAACCCCTTGTGGAATGCCGGGTGAGGGGTTATTCTACATTCGTGGTTGAGGAATTCTCTACATTCTCCTCGTCACCCCAAATATTATGAAACTCTTCGTCGCTAAGTTCTACCAAACTCTGATTCTAAATGTTGCTACCATCGCCGCAATCGTTGTTGGAATTGTACAATTTGGCATTCGTGCTTATAAAGAAAACAACGGCGCAGAAAAGACCCGCAAGGTGATTCAAACCGTGCTGCGGTTCGTTGATACTATTGTGGGGCAATTGCAGGCATTCGTTGATACTGATGTGCCAGTTGTAAAGGTGGCACCGAAAACTACCAAACGCCGCTGATTGGTGGTATTCTACTTTCATACCTGAGGAATTCATGAAACAAACTCATCGGTTCGTTACATTTAAAGAGGCACTTGTGTTTCTAATGAATGAGTTGCAATTGAGTAATCAGGAGGCAACACATTTCATTTGGGACAATCAGTTTACTATGGGAACTGATCGGGCAATTTGGATTACTATGCCAATCTGAGAACTGTCACAAGGGGGGTTGCGGTTCCCCCCAAAACCTGATATTCTACTTTCATACCTGAGAAATTCAATGGTTTTCGTCATCTCCGAACTCAACGGTTGCACTTACAAACTGGACGCAAACAATCAGCGGGTCCTAATGTATGCTCCGCTGCTATCTGATGGTTCATATGAAACTGCAGGGTCGGCATATGATTGGGTAGAGTGGGACCGTTTAGACCCTGATGTTCTAGAAGAAGCAGACCGTATTCACAAACTGTTGCTCGCAGAGGTGTAATTATGAACTACGATAATTTCTGGAAGAACGTATTAGGGCAGGAAGATTGGGTTAATGAACTAGTCAAATGGGAGAATGCTCATCCAGAGTATACACCCTTTCAAGAAGATAAAGACTCTCAACGCCAACAAAACACCAAACAAATCTAGATGACAACTTTTCTCACCAAAGCACAACGCCAAATCTTGATTGATTGGTATATTGACTGCCTGATTGATACTGAGTCTGAGTTTGTTGATGGTAGTGAAGAAGCAGAGCGTCAAAGTTTGGCATCGATGAATAACTCTTACTTCTATGAGTACGTTCAGGAGATGATGCCTAACTGTATGGAAGACCTTGCGAAAATGAAACAGGATATGACAGTCTGACTAGTGGCACAAGGGGGGTTGCGGTTCCCCCCAAAACCTGTTATTCTACATTCATACCAAACAAATCCAAATGAAAATTATCTGCTCCAAACCTAATGCTAAGGGTGGATATCACGATGTTGGTATGACTCACCGTAGGTTGACTGGTGATTATTCAACCGTACGTAACTTCATTCGTTATGGTGTACCTAGTGACTTCTATGGTAACACTCTGCGGTTGGAAGTCTTCTACGGTGAGAATATCTATCGGGCACCAGATAAAGTGTTGTATGTGACAGTCTAGAAAGTGTCACAAGGGGGGTTGCGGTTCCCCCCAAAACCTGTTATTCTACATTCGTACTCAAGCAATTCACCAAATGACATTCGACCGAGCACAACTAGTTGAAGATTACATTCAACAACTTATTGAGGGTATGGATTATAAAACTATGGAGTGTCTGGTTTATGATACTCTGAAGGATAATCTCTCGGATTATACTGATGAGCAACTCATCACAGAGGTTACAGAATACAATCCAGAACTGTTGGAGGATGTGCCAGTGGCATAAGTGGCACAAGACCCCTAGACTTCCTGCCTCAATCCTGTTATTCTACATTCATACTCAAGCAATTCACCAAATGACTATCACGATGACTGCCAACTACAAAGAAGTTCTGAAACTGGAAACTGTTGAGTTCATTGAAGAGAACTGTGTTGAAGGTGAGTATGATTTAGATGATGCTCTCAAGTTCATTGATGAGCACAATGAGGATGACTTCGTGGCATATTATGATGAGTATGTTCGTGTTGGTGAGATTCTGGGTTATGATGTAGTTGATGCCTTTATTGAATATCACGGTGGTGTTTCGTATGTTGAGCACGTAGAAGAAGCATACCGTGGAGTGTATAGTTCCGAAGCAGACTTTACCGAAGACTTCTATAACGAAGTCTATGGTGATGTTCCCTCTATGTTGGTTGTAGATTGGGAGGCAACTTGGCAGCAGAATCTATCATATGACTTTGACTTCGTGAATGGTTATGTGTTTAGTTCTTCGTTCTAAAGTATTCAACTCAACTCTAAATCCTTTACATTCTTTTCCTGTTCCTACGATAAGGTACATTCTCGATTTTGATACATTATGTTCTTTCGAAAACTTATGCAAATTGTCAGTTTCTGCATAACACCTTCCATCCTTGAATATCTTATAGATAATTCCTAAATTACCTTTTGCGTGATGATTATTGTATGTCTCATTACACCACTCCAAGTTTGAAATGTTATTATTTGTTTTGTCCTTATCAATATGATTAACTTGAGGCAAATTATCTGGATTTGGAATAAAGGTTTCTGCAACTAATCTATGAACTAACCTACTCATCCCATTAACTTTCATTTTTAAATAACCTTTAGGACAAACATATGATTTTAAATAGTTTCCTTTTTTTCCTATCACTTTTCCATCTTTTGTGATATAATAACCTTTATGTACCGGATGCTCTAACATTTTATTTTAATCATTTTATATTATTTAGGGGAATGATGTTTGCCCCTGCTATTAAGCAAAAGTTACTCCTGTGGTGATATTATATCAATAGGGTTATGGGTGTTGTATGTGAGGAGGGTGTGGTGACCTTCCTCATTTTTTTTATATAATCCTAGTTTTGTCAAGGTCTCCTATGCCAGTTCGTAGAGTGTCACAGACCCCCTTGTGAGACCCCACAAACCCTGTTATATTACATTCGTACCTGAGACACCCACCAAATGTTTGACGAACTCTGGAGTGAGATTGCTGATGCTCCCGGTGAGATATTTGACCTGCCCGAACTTCGTGAACTTGATGAAGAAAAGTTCAATCTAAATGACTACCTCAACTCTAACATTGATTACTGAAATGACTACGATTTCTTTCACATCTGGCGAATTGTATGATATTATCTCTGCTCTTCAACTTGTAGAAGAAGGAGTGTATGATGATGGAGACCTTCAAGGTGCTGCTTATTATCAAAATATGATTCAACAATTTGAACTCATTTCTAATAAACTTCAGGAGTTTGTTCCTGAAGATCGTGTTGCTAACCTCGCCCTAGTTGCTAATTAATCATGACACCTGACTCTTACAATTTCACTGGTGATGCCGTAACCTACCTGGGTTTGATTGGTGTCATCAGTACCGCAATCATCGTGGTTTCGGTGTTTCGTTCCTACTTCAATTCTCCCCTAAGGAAATGAATCCCAAACTTGAAATGTTGAGTGCTCGTGAACAACTTATGAGCGACATTGAATGTATCGTTGAATCGTTGTTTTGGGATACCTGGGGTGATGAATACGTTAATACACAGAATGAATTGATAAAAACTCTGTGTGATTCTGTTTGTGCTAACTTTCCCTCTAATTGATGATGGCAACCCTCACTCTCCAAGTTACTGAAGTTCAGTTTGATTTTGATGACTTAGACTTCACCCCCGAAGAGCAACAAGCAGTTCTAGATGATGTGCTTGGTAATGTCTTTGAGGTTGAAGTTGATGATGGTTATGATGATGAAGTCGTTGCCGATGCTCTAGTTGAAGAGGTGACAGATTATGCCGGTTGGTGTGTCTGTTCTCTGGATTTCGTTCACGTTCTCAACACTCACTAATGACTTACAGCGTAGCACCAAACTTTAACTCTGAACGTGAAGAGTTGTTGTATGAATCCTGCCTCAAAGATTCCGACCTATTAGCAACAATCATCACAGAATATATCACTCGGTTGAGTGATACTGACCTGACTGAACTTGACGACTTTCTCACTAACAACTTCGGAGACAACTAATGGCACGAACTCTACAACAACTCAAAGAATCCGTTGAGCATTTGATTGAACAACAGGGTAATGATGCTCCTGTTGCTTACTGGATCTACACAAATGAGGATGTATTTGTAATGGATGAGAATGGTAATCCCGACCCTGTGAGTCGTGAGATTGCCGAAACTGTGCTTCATCAATTAGATGAATATGACCACATTTACACTGAGATTGCTGATGCTATTGAAGCAGAACTTAAGCAGATTCAATGATACTATGTGACAGTTGATAAGGTGACACAAGACCCCTAGACTTCCTGCTTCAATCCTGTTATTCTACATTCATACCAAACAAATCCAAATGACACTTAACAAAGCACAATTCGCCCAGTTCGTTGAGAACTATGTTTCTGATATTGTAGAGGGTTTAGATGTAGACCAACTTTCAACTATTGCCTTTGACTTACTTGTTCGTGAGTATGAGACTTATACTGAAGAGCAAATTGTGAATGAGATTAAAGAGATTTATGATGATGAATATGCTCAGGGTTTGTTAGAATCAGCAACTGCTGTGCCAGTTGCCTAAGTGGCACAGAGGGGGTTCCGCTGCCCCCCCTGACCCCTTATAATTGATTCATACCAAGCAACCCCACCAAATGCGTAAGATTGAATCCCTGATGAACGATGCCATCACCAACGGCACTGATTTTCGTTCTGCTAATACTAACGTTGTGCAGGCAGATGGCATCGCTGTTGTATTGCTTCACGGCAACAAGATTGCCGAGGTTGGTGATAATTTCGTCCGATTGTTTGATGGTGGATGGCAGTCTAATACAACCAAATCCCGCCTGAATGCTATTCTTCAGGTTCACGGGATTAAGGGCGAATGTGTATTCCAGAAGAAAGGACAGTGGTTCCTAAATTATGCTGGAAACGGCGTAATTCCTTTCTTCTCAGGTATGCGTCTGGCATAGAGTGCCACTCGGGGAACTGGCACAAGGTTCCCCCCAGACCCCCTCCTGACCCCTTATAATAACAGTATGAAAAACACCCACCTCGAACACCCCGAAGATTCTATCCTGACCGGGGACCTGACCGTTCTGGATTGGTTCGTGAATCCCGGCACCCTAAGTGTAAAGATTGACGGAGCGCCTGCTATTGTTTGGGGCACGAATCCTGCCAACGGTAAGTTCTTTGTTGGCACCAAAAGTGTCTTCAACAAAGTCAAAATCAAAATCTGTTATACTCAAGAAGATGTGTTTGCTCTGTATGGTGAGCAACCCGCACTGATTGAGATTCTAGCGGCATGTCTTAAGTATCTGCCCCGTACAGAGACAATCTATCAGGGAGACTTCATCGGGTTTGGTGGTTCTAATGAGTATACTCCGAACACCATCACTTATAAGTTTTCTGAGATTGTGCGGCAGACTATTATCATCGCACCCCACACTTGCTATTATGCCGAGAGCGACATTCGTGATGCGGTTGCAATGCCTGACCGTGCCATATGGAATGATACCGACAGCGTAAAGTTTGTCAAACCAGATACTTATATCCTTCACAATCAGGAGTCCTTCGCTGATGTTGAGGAAGTGGTAAAGTTTACCCGTGCTATGGCACTTGCTGTAGAGTTTGTTTCTGACAAGCAAGCAGCAAAGATTAAGAAACAACTGAATGCCTGTATTCGTGCCGGTGATGCTATCATTGCCCAAACGTTTGAGGACTTTGATTGTGACCCTAAACTGATTGGACTGTGGGCACTAGTGAAGTCAATCAAAGATGATTGTTTGTTCCTGTGCCGCAATAGTGGTCCCGCAGCATACATCAACGGCAACCGTATTGATTCTGAGGGTTATGTGATGACCAATGAGTTTGGTATGTTCAAACTGGTCAATCGTGAGGTCTTCAGCTATGCTAACTTCAATCACGGGAGGTTTCAGGTCGCATAAGCAACACTGATGGTTCGGGGGGTTGACCTTCCCCCCTCTGACCCCTTATAATTGATTCATAAGCAACCCACCCGATGCTCAACACTCTCCAAGTCGCCGCTCAACTCAAGGTCACCAACTTTGATGCATTTGCCAAACCCGGTAAAAACAAAGGTTCGCGTGGGCAACTGATTGAAACTGCCCTTGGCATTCCTAACAGTTCCAACCTGAAAGATTTGGTGGACGGTGAACTTAAGACTTTCACAGTTGGTGAGTCTATCGCCGTCACACAGTTGAAGCACTGCCTCTCTGAAATCATCGAAGACGGTGTTAGTTTCACTGATAGTAAGGTAGGAGAAAAACTATCTCAGACCATCTACGTTGGTTTCACCCGTGCCAATGATTATGTGGGTACTGAGGTTCTGAATCCTGAGACTCACCCTGAGCACTATCAGGAACTGGCAGAGGATTACACCTTCATTTGTGATACCATCCGCAGTTCATTTGACTCTGGCAGTATACTCAACACTATCACCGGACCTAACGGACTGCTGCAAATCCGCACCAAAGCATCTAAAACTAACGGTCGCTATGTTCCTCTGACCTTTGCAAATTGCACCCTCAAAGATAAGGGTATGGCATTTTACCTCTGTGGCAAGTTCGGGAAGGAGGTCCTGTGACAGTCTGACCGCTGGCACACTGGGGGTCCGCTGGCACCCTCCGACCCCTTATAATTGATTCATACCAAACAACCCAACCGATGCGAATCGAAGTCCGCTACCAGACCCCCTACAACCAGACCGAGTGGCGCTCCCAGTGGTTCCCCACCCTTCCCGAAGCGGAGCGGATGGTAGACTTCTACCGCTCCTGCGGGTCACCCTCCCACATCTGCCCCTCATCGCTGGCACAGTTCGCCCACCTTCAGTAGTGGCACACAGGGGGCACCTGATGCCCCCTCTGACCCCTTATAATTGATTCATACCAAACGAACCGACCCGAATGACCCGCAACGCCATCACCGCTCAGGACCGTGCCGCCCAGTCCCGTGCCATCGCTGCCGCTGCCATCGCTGAGGCAGACCGTAAGGCAGGCACCGCTGATGAGCGTAACCTCAACACCCTGATAGGTATTCTCACCCTGCCCCGCTGCGGTTGTAATGGTCATCCTGCCTGCCCCCGCTGCGGTTGGATGTGACAGTTGCCCTAGTGGCACACGGGGTCTCCCAGGACCCCTCTCCACCCCTTATAATTGATTCATACCACGCAACCCAAGCAAATGCAAATCACTAAAGTCTACGCTGTCATCGGTGGTTTTGATTATGAAGGTGAGGACTTCAAATCGCTCCGCTTGTTTGACTGCTTCTCCACTGCAAATGCATACCTTGTGTATCTTGAGGAGCAGGAGGGTTATGATTACTCCAAGATGGATGTTCGGGAGGTGAATATGGAATCGGCACTGCTGTGTGCCGCCTGAGGCACTGGCACATCGGGTGCCCCTGGCACCCTCTCCACCCCTTATAATTGATTCATACCAAACAACCCAAGCAAATGACCGTCACCACCTACCAGACCTGCCTGACCGACCAAACTTATAACGGTTGGACCAATTATGAAACCTGGAACGTAGCTCTCTGGATTCAGAATGATGCTTGCGTTCAGGATGCTATCGCAGAACGTGATATCTGCTGCTATGAAGAACTGCTTGAATTGATGTATGATTGTGGTGCCAAAGAGACCCGCGACGGTGTGAAATGGACTGACCCTAAAGTCAACCGCGCAGAAATCAACGGCGACATTTTCGACTTCTAAATCTCAAGTCCTGGGAGAATGACTCTAAACTTCTCCCACACTTTCATTAACATTTTTCTTTCTACATTATGTCCCGCGATGTCCTCCTCTCACTCCTTGCTAAGGGTTCCAATGGTGAGCAAATTCTCCAGATTCTTGATTCAATTGTTGATGGGGTTTCTGATAGTGTCAGTCCTGATTCCGCTGCTAATCCTACTCTAAGTGAGATTCAGTTCTGATACCTAACCAATTGCCAGACTGGCACCGGGTCACCGGGACCGGGACCCCTGACCCTGTAGACTAAAGCATACCAAACGAACCGAGACCAAATGACCGCCTTCAACCCCTACGTCGCAACCCTGATTGAAATGGGATACGATGAGCAGGACTGCCGGAACGTTGCTGCCGCTGGTTTGGATGCCACGTATCCCCGAACCATCCACGGGCGGACCTTCCAAACCAAAGCAGAATACGATGAGGCACTGGCAGACTTCCTCAACGGAATCTGAGGGGTCCTGCCCCCGACCTGCTACAATACTATCAACCGCAACCGACCCGAATGACCCGCGCTCTGTTCCCCATCGGATTCTGTGCCCTCTGCCTGATGATTGGCAACGCTGCCCTCTCCACCATCGGCGCCACACTGGAAGCGGAGCAGGCGGAAATCTGCCACCGTAGCGGTTCGCTGGACTGCCCCCCATTGCCCCGCTGACCTGCTACAATACTATCAACCGCAACCAATCCCGATGATCCTCAAGGTTACCCGCTTCTCCCGCCGAAACAAGGTCACTCCTATGGTTCAGTTCGTCCGCTTCCCCGAGGGCGTTTCCCCTCAGATGGGATATCGTCTGTTGGGCAACCCCTCCAACGGAATCAATATCAAGCGGGCAACCGTTGAGCAGGTCGGACCCGATCAGGTCACCAAAACCCCTAAGGTTTATGATTTGCGGGTCGGACGGGTTCTGACTGCTGCCTGACCCCTGATCTGCTACAATACTATCAGTTCCACCGACACCGACCCCGATGACCTCTGCCGAACTGACCGCTGCCATTGCCTCCGGAGAATTCAAGGTCACCCGCCTGCCCCGCCGTGGTCCCCGTCCCGGTCAGGCAGCGATGACCCGTAAAGAGGACCTTGCTGCCCGCCACCTTGAGCGCCGCATTAAGCAGGGGTGGGTTTCCCTCTGACCCCATTCCATGCTATGATTCTCTCAGTTCCAAACCAACCAACACCGATGGCACTCTTCTCTCCAGCAACCGACCTTCAGACCCGCCAGACCGTATGGGTCTCCCGCAACGTTTCCAAGGGTCGCCCGCAACTCAACTCCCACCGTGATGATGTGCTGGGTCGCTCCATGGAGTCCGATGGTCTATCCGCCGTTGAGTTGGCAGACCTTCACACCCCGTTCGTGGGTTGGCAGGGTCCGGGTCATCAGTTCTACTGTAACCCCGAAGCAAAGCGCCTGACCTGGTTGGGGTGAGTTCGTGGGGGTGGGGTTCGTTCCCTGCCCCCGATTCGTGGTATGATTCTCTCAGTTCACAAGCAACCGACCCTCATGCGTAACCCCCTCTACACCGTCATCATCTGGCAGGACGTACCGAGCAGCGCCTGCTCTGAACTCCGCCTTCGCTTCCGGAAGCGCAATATCACCGTCTTCTGGCGGTCGGGTCACCTCAGCACCCATACCGTCCGCCGCCGTGATATGCTCCGCCTGCTCAATCCGCAGCAGAGCGTTGGGCAGTGGTTGAACCGTTATGCTCTGGGGTGACCCTCTGGTCGTTCCTGGTCTGGTTGGGGTTCTGACCCCATTCGTGCTACAATTCACTCAGTTCACACCCCCCCCCCATCATGGCACTTCACAACCAACACACCGCCATCGGTCATCTGGGTTCCGGCGCCGATGGCGTTCGTGCCTCTATGGCAGTCAACTCTGCCAACGGTTCGGGGCGTGGCATGACCCTGACCCCCGTAACCGGTCTGGGTCGGCAGTGGGTCGGAGACAAGACCACCAACGCCCAACGCTTCGCCGCTCAGGCAAAGGCAGACCGAATTGCCGCTGCCCGTGACCGCCGCCTGAATGGGGTGGGTCACTCCCCGCTCGCTGCCCGCTTCTGAGCGGGTTGGTCGTTCGTGCCGGGGCAGTCTGGTCGTTCGTGTGGGGACAGTGCCCATGGCGCGGTGCCGACCCCCCGCCGCCCCGTATATAAAAACGCCTAACTACCCTAACCTACAAAGTGTTACGGAAGCGAGAGATGTATAAACACCAAACATAAAAAAATTTTTCGCTATATAAAAAATAAAATAAAGTTTTATAAACACGAAAATGAAAAAAAATTCCGAGGAAATTTTCGAGTCCATACAAGTTGATCCAATTACCGGGCAATATTTTTTAATAATCCCCGAACAAATTATGAACGAACTTTCTTGGTATGAAGATACCGAAGTCAAGTTTTTATTGGATGGTAAAGATGTGATTCTTTCCGAAAACGATTGATTGACAACTGATATATAATGTTGTATGATACTGAAGTAACTACTTACTATTATGGCTAAAGGATTTACCGTTAAAGCATCTGCCCCCGTAGCAGCAAATAAAGAATTAGAATGGGATTACGATCTAGCAAGGGAAATGGTACGAGGCAAATCAATTGTCTTTTGTCTTCCCGGAAGAGGAGTCTCCTATACATATCTGAAAAGTTTTGTTCAATTGTGCTTTGATCTTGTACAGAACGGTGCAAGCATTCAAATCTCACAAGACTATTCATCCATGGTAAACTTTGCACGATGCAAATGTTTGGGTGCGAATGTACTCAGAGGTCCAAATCAACTTCCCTGGGATGGAAAACTCAATTATGATTGGCAACTTTGGATTGACTCTGATATTGTCTTCAATAGTGAAAAGTTTTGGCAATTAGTTCTTATGGACAAAGATATTGCATCTGGATGGTATGCAACCGAAGACGGGCATACAACCTCAGTGGCACACTGGATGGAAGAAGATGATTTCCGCAATAATGGTGGAGTCATGAATCATGAGACCGTCGATAGCATCTCCAAGCGTCGCAAACCATTCACAGTTGATTATGCAGGATTTGGTTGGTTACTGATTAAGAAAGGAGTCTTCGAGCACTCGGAGATGACATATCCATGGTTTGCACCAAAGATGCAAGTCTTTGAATCTGGAGAAGTTCAGGATATGTGTGGAGAAGATGTATCATTCTGTTTGGATGCAAAAGAAGCAGGATTTGAGATTTGGTGCGACCCTCGTATTAGAGTCGGTCACGAAAAGACAAGAGTAATTTGATGACTAACGAATCTTACAATATAATCTGTAAGGGTCGTAAAATTTATTCTAATCTTACAGAAGAAGAATACTTCAATACTATGGAGGATCTGTCCGTACAATTTTATCAGACGGGTTCTCCAAATCCAAATGAAATTGAAACTGAAATTATAGGAGAAAATTAATGGCAATTAAAAAATCATCAGGTGGTGGTGGGAAGCAAGTAATTGAATCTCTCCCCAAGAAAACTAAGCAAGGTTGTGGTGCTCATACTAAGTATGCGGCATCTTCTCGTAATAAAGCTCGTAAGAAATACAGGGGACAAGGTAAAAAATGAATCCATTGCTTTTCATTTCTGAAGATAAAGAAAAGGCACTAATTCAACAAATAACTTATCTCATTCAAGTATCGGAGATTGATATTCATCCTTCCGATACTTGTTTTTTAATGGTTTCTCCCGATTATTCCGCAATTGTGACACAACATCTTTCACATTCTTTAAGTATGGATGGAGAAATATTTCATATAGAATCAGTTAATGTTCCATTTCCGGATGAAAATGTAAACGAATATCGTAAAGATTTTATTGAAAACTATTTAAAGTGGTCAAAACAGTGGAAAAAATTTGTTTTAATTGAGGCAGGAGTTATAAGAGGAGGTAATTATAAATGGATTACGGATATAATTGACAAAAAATACTATACAGTAGCATTATGTGAGAATATTCATAGTAAATTTAAAAGTGATTTTGTCTCGTTATACTATGATGATAGTAAAGTAGACCTTCATTTTTGGTGGGAAAGACCAAATAATCATTGGAGATAATAGACTAAATATTTTTTTTACATAAAATTTAGTTGAAACAGCATTCGATGGGAACTCATCTCCTTTTGGAGGTGTATGATGTTAAATTTAACCTCTTAAATGACGTAATATCTCTCCAAGAAACAATGGAGAAGGGTATTAATCGTGCAAATATGACTATTTTGAATATTTTTTCTCATTGTTTTTTTCCTCAAGGATGTACTATTGTTATTGCACTCTCAGAAAGTCATGTTTCTTGCCACACCTGGCCTGAAAATGGTTGTATAGCAATTGATGTCTATACTTGTGGTGAAGGAAATCCTAGACTAGTTGCAATTGAATTATTAAAATATCTAAATTCTGATAATTACAATCTTCGAGAAGTAAATCGTTAAATAGTAATAGGAGATAGAAACCTCCTTTATAAAAGTTCTGTTTTAAATTAAAACAGGAGTTTCAAAATGCTATTCGAATCAGAAGAAAATCAAAAAAGACTCATTCAAGAAGTGGTCTATGATGTTGCACCGAAGCATAACCTAAAAAAACAAGTTGAACTGCACGAAAAAATTCGTAATGATGAAGACTATGATGATTGGTCTTATGGAACAGAACCAAACTATGGTTCTTCCTGGAAGTAGGTATAAATAAATAAAAAACTTTCGTTCGATGGCAATTCAAAGGATATCCAGATCATTCAAAGATATCAGTTTATCCTTTGAACCACATCCAGTGACAAAGGATCTGCCGATACTAAAGAATGAAAATGCAATTCGTAGATCAGTAAGAAATATTGTAGAAACTATTCCAACGGAAAGATTCTTCAATTCACTCTTAGGATCTGATATTACAAAAAGTTTATTTGAATTTGTTGATTTTGGTACTGCATCAGTAATACAAAGTCAAATTGAAATATCCATTAATAACTTTGAACCAAGAGTTAATAATGTAGAAGTTCAGGTAGATCCTATTCCAGATGATAATACCTTTAATGTAACAATTATTTTTGATATTATAGGGCAAGAATTTCCAACTCAAGAATATTCATTCATACTAGAGGCAACAAGATAAAATGCCTTTTACTAAATTTACAAATCTAGATTTCGATCAGATAAAGACATCCATTAAAGATTATCTCCGTGCCAACTCCACATTCACGGATTTTGACTTTGAGGGATCTAATTTTTCTGTACTAATAGACACGCTAGCATATAATACCTATATTACCTCATTCAACTCGAATATGGTTGTGAACGAATCCTTTCTGGATTCTGCAACTGTTCGTGAAAATGTTGTTTCACTAGCAAGAAATATCGGTTACGTACCTCGCTCCAGGACGGCAGCAAAGGCACAAATATCATTTAATATCCCCACAACCGCAACTCCCACACTTACCTTACAGAAAGGTCTAGTCTGTATAGGTTCTGTAGATAATACTTCATACACATTTTCAATCCCAGACAACATATCATCAAATGTTGTAGACGGAGCAGCATCTTTTAATAATATTAATATCTATCAAGGAACATTTTTAACTAAACAATTTACAGTAGATGGATCTCTGGATCAAAGATTTATTTTAAACAACTCATTTATTGATACTTCCACCATCTCAGTCTATGTGAAGGGAATTAATGATAGTGGTCTTGGAGTAGAATATTCTTCTGTTGATAATATTCTTAATGTAGATTCATCCTCAAGAATATATCTCCTACAAGAAGTTCAAGATGAAAAATATGAATTACTTTTCGGTGATGGACTGATTGGAAAAAAATTAGAAAACAATTCAGTAATTACAGTAAATTATATTGTTACCGATGGTGAAGATGGTAATGGTGCTTCTTCATTTTCTTTTGCCGGGAGCACTAGTCCAAATAGTGAAACAGGTTCGGTCTCTGTTATAACGAATCAGTCATCTCAAAATGGTTCTGAAATAGAATCCATAGATTCTGTCAAATATTTTGCCCCAAGAATTTATTCCTCCCAATATAGAGCAGTAACATCAAGAGATTATGAGGCAATTATAAAAAAAATATATCCAGATACCGAATCAGTTGCTGTTATTGGAGGTGAGGAATTAGATCCACCAGAATTTGGTACAGTATCAATAAGTATTAAACCAAAAAATGGAACTTTTGTTTCCGATTTTAATAAAGAACAAATTAAAAATAAATTAAAGCAATATAGTATTTCTGGAATTAATCAAAAAATAATTGATCTTAAGATATTATATGTAGAAATTGATTCATCAATTTATTACAACTATGCTCAAGTATCGGCAGTAGAATCATTGAAAACAAAAATTATAAATTCATTGACAGAATATTCCGATTCTGTGGATCTCAATTCATTTGGTGGAAGATTTAAATATAGTAAGGTTCTTCAAATAATTGACAATACTGATATTGCTATAACTTCTAATATCACTAAGGTTAGAATTAGAAGAGATTTGAAAGCGCAGATAAACCAGTTTGCACAATATGAACTATGCTTTGGAAATAAATTTCATATCAATAGTGGCGGTTTTAATATTAAAAGCACTGGATTTAAAATTTCTGCAGATTCGGATACCGTATATCTAACAGATGTACCTAATAGCGATGGAAAAACTGGAATACTATCAATAGTAAAACCTTTAAGCGATGGAACTACAAGAATAGTTGCAAAATCTTCCGGAACAGTTGATTATGTGAAAGGTGAAATTAAATTGGGAACCATAAACATTATTTCAACATCTAAAGAAAATGATATTATCGAAATACAGGCATTCCCAGAATCTAATGATGTTCTTGGACTAAAAGATTTATATTTAAATTTTAGTATTTCAAAAAGCACAATAAATATGGTAAGAGATGTAGTTGCCTCCGGTGATGAAATATCAGGTACATTATTTGCCAGAGACTATTATACATCAAGTTATTCAAACGGGAATTTAATAAGAGCATAATATGATACAGACTGGGTTCGAATCTAGAGTTAAGGTTCAGCAAGTTATTGAAAATCAACTTCCAAACTTTATTTTGGATGAAAGTCCAAATACGGCAGAATTTTTAAAGCAATATTATATTTCTCAAGAATATCAAGGTGGTGTAGTTGATATTGCAGAAAATTTAGATCAATATTTGAAATTAGATAATCTAACTCCAGAAGTTGTAGTTGATAGTACGATACTTACAATAGGAATCACAACAACATCAAATATTATTACAGTAAGTAGTACTAAAGGTTTTCCTCAAACTTATGGTTTATTGAAGATTGATGATGAAATTATTACATATACCGGAATAACCACAAATACATTTACAGGATGTGTTCGTGGGTTTAGTGGCATTACTAATTATCATTCAAATTCAAATCAAGAAGAATTAGTATTTTCAGAATCGATATCTACATTTCATAGTGCTGGATCATCCGTACAAAATCTAAGTTCTTTATTCTTAAAAGAGTTTTATAAAAAAATAAAATACACTTTTACTCCAGGTCTGGAAGAAGTTGATTTTGTATCAAATTTAAATGTTGGTAATTTTATAAAGGAAGCAAGATCATTTTATCAGGCAAAGGGGACTGACGAATCATTTAGAATTTTATTTAATATTTTATATGGAGTAACTCCTCTGGTAGTAAATTTAGAGGAGTTTTTAATTAAACCATCTTCGGCAGAATTTATAAGAAGAGAAATTGTAATTGCAGAAAGAATTTCTGGAGATCCTTCTAAATTGGTAGGTCAAACAATTCAGAAATTTAATGATGAGAGCACTAGTGCCTCAATTTCTGAAGTAGAACTATTTACCAGAAATAATATACAATATTTTAAGATTTCACTTTTTGTTGGATATGAAAATTTTTCCGCTGTTCTTGGAAATTTTACAATTACTCCAAATACAAAAAGTCTAAAAAATGTTGCCATCGGGTCGTCAGTAATTTCAGTAGACTCTACAATAGGATTTGCTGGAATTGGAACCATCATATCTGGAATTAATACTATCACTTATACAAGTAAGAGTATTAATCAGTTTTTTGGATGTACTGGAATTACATCTTCAATTTTATCATCTGCCGATATAAGATCTGATGAAATTTATTTTGGATATGAAAATGGAGATTTGGATAAAAAAGTTGAGTTAAGACTTACGGGAGTATTATCTAAATTTGTTCAAGTATCAGATACTTTAAATTTGGATGAAGGGCAAAAAATATCAGTTAAAAATATTGGGGATTTGATTCAAAATCCGCAGCAGAATAAGACATATAAAGAAATATTTGCAAATTCGTGGATATACAATACTGGATCTAGATATGAAATAGAAAATATCAGTAATTTTACTTTAAAAAGTCCAATTGACAGGTCTAGTTTAAAAATTGGAGATGAAGTAGAAATTTTAGAAAAAAATAGTAATGTTGTAGTTTCATCTTCTGGTGCATATATTTCGGATATTATATCTTCACAAAATAGAGTTATTATATATAATTTAAACTTCACGGCAGAAAATGGAGTGAAGTATGATTTAAGAAGAAAAATTAATACCGCAAACAGTACAGTAGTTCCAATAGAATTTGGAAATAATGTTATTTTATCAGATATTCAAAATTTATATACTGATGATGAGTATGCCTATGTAGCTTCTAACTCATTACCATCGGGTAGAGATGGATATGATGGAAATTTTACATATAAAATAACAAAAGATATTAAAACATCAGTTGGAATAGGAACTGCTGATGTAATAGATAACAACTACACAAGTATAGTATTTCAAAATCCAGTTCCATTTATCACTGGCGATAGAATTTACTATCAACCATCAGGAACACCTATTGTTGGATTAGATACTGGAGATTATTATGTACAAGTTCTAGATCCATCTAATAAAATAAGATTATATTCATCATTATCATTTGTTGGAACTGATAATTTCTTAACATTTTCAAATTCAAATTTTGCCAATCAAACTCATAGATTTACATTATATTCTCAGAAATCTGGTATAATTGGTGCTCAAAAATTACTCAAAAAATTTCCATTATCTGAAAGTATCGATACTGGAACTGGAGAATTAACAATTCCAGGTTCAGTCGGAATGTTAATTAATGGTGTTGAAGTTAATAGTTATAAATCTAATGATAAAGTATACTATGGTCCTTTAAAATCTATTAGTGTATTAAATGGTGGAATAGACTATGATGTTATTAATCCCCCATCAATATCCGTTTCTTCTGGAATTGGATCTACAGCATTAGTTAGACCAGTAGTTGGTGGGTCAATTAAAAAAGTTTACATCGATTCTCAAGACTATGATATCAATACAATTGTATCTATTGGTGTAACTGGTGGTAATGGGTCTGGTTGCGTATTAGAACCCATTCTTACGAAGAGAAGAAGAGATATTTTCTTCGATGGAAGATTGACCACAAATTCTGGGGGAATTAGTTCAACGACAAATCAATTGTCATTTTTAACGAATCACAATTTAAGCAATGGGGAATTAGTAGTTTACAATTCTAATGGAAATTCTTCAATTGGTATTGGTACTACAAATTTAACTTTAGTAAATAATGCCACATATTATTCTAAAGTTGATAATAACAGAACTATCAGACTTTATCAGTCCAATTCTGATTATCAGTCGGGAATTAATACTATCAAATTTAATGGAATTAGTGCCGGAGGAATACATAAGTTTTCTACTGCATCATTTAAAAATACCATATCAGAGATTAAAATATTAAATGGTGGGAATGGATATACAAATAGAGAGTTAATTGTTTCTTCAACAGGAATATCCACAATAAACTACACGATTAGTTTCGAAAATCATGGATTTAAGAGTGGAGAACTTGTAACTTATCAATATGAAACATCTACAATTGGAATTTCTACATTATCTCAATATCATGTATTGAAAAATAATGATGATTCTTTTAGACTTTGTGATGCTGGAATTGGTGGAACTGACATATCAAATTATAATAGAAAAAATTATATTAAATTTTCTTCTACTGGATCGGGATATCAATATTTTAGTTATCCTAATATTTCTGTTTCTATACAATATACTCCTGTTGGATTTGGAACCACAAGTCAACAGATTCAATCTCTTGTAGCAACTCCTATTGTTAAAGGTAATATTATAGATGCTTATCTATATGAAAGTGGAACTGGATATGGATCGACAATTGTAAATCTTGAGAGAAGACCATTAATAACGATAAAAACCGGAAAGGAGGCAAAATTAAAACCAATTATTGTAAATGGTCAAATTAATTCCGTAAATATTCAATATGGTGGGGTTGATTATTATTCAACTCCTGATTTGGTTGTAACAGATTTAACCGGTGCCGGATCCGGAGCAGATTTAAGACCAGTCATTACTAACCAAAAAATAACAGATATTAAGATAGTAAATCCGGGAATTGGATACTCAAGCACCTCAACAATAATTAAAGTAAATCCTTCAGGTTCTAATGCAATTTTAAGTGCCAATATTAGAGATTTAACAGTTAATAATAACTTAAAGTTTGGTGATGAAATTTTAATAGAAACTGAAAATCAATTGCAGTATTCTGTTTGTGGATATTTTGAAAACTTAAGAACTTCATTTGGTGATAGTGGATCTCAGGTTTCTAATATAATTGGGTGGGCATATGATGGAAATCCAATATATGGAGCATATGGATATTCTAATCCGGAGGATACCAATTCTACTCCTAAAATTTTAACTTCTGGATATACATTAAGTTCTTCTAACATTATTGATAGACCAGAATTGCCGTTAGGGTTCTTTGTTGAAGATTACAAATACACAAATTCTGGAGATTTGGATGAAAATAATGGAAGATTTGGAAAAACACCAGAATTTCCAAATGGAGTTTATGCATATTTTGCAACTATTAACCCAACCTCTTTCACTTCACAATTCCCATATTTTATAGGAAACAAATATAGATCTAATACCATAAATGAAAACTATACTTTAAACCAAACATTTGATTTTAACAACTCAAATTTACTTAGAAATACCTTACCGTATAAAGTATCCGATAATTATGCAAAAAATGATTTTATAGTAGAGACTAATGAAATTACATCACAAGAGTCGATTGTTGAGTCGGTATCTGAAGGATTTGTAAGTTCTTTTGATATTATTAATTCTGGATCTGATTATAAAGTTAATGATATTTTAAATTTCAACGATAGTGGCACTTCTGGAGGTGGATTGATTGCAAGAGTATCTTCAATAGAAGGAAAAGATATTACAAAAATAGATACTTCTATAGAAACTTATGAAAATTCTATTTTTACATATAATGCTGGAGGGGAAGTAAAAGTTACAATTAAACCATATCACAATTTGTCCAATAATGATTTTGTTATGGTTTCAGGATTTTCAACCAACTTATCAAAGTTAAATAATTCATATAAGATTGGAGTATCTTCGTATTATTCAAATGTTCTTAAGGACATTCCATCAACATCAACATCAGGATTGACAACTGAAATTTATATTACACAACTTCCAGAAACCGTATCTATAGGAAGTAGCATCGCAATAGGTAGTGAAAGACTATCAGTATTGGAAGTATATAAAAACCTTAATATACTTAAAGTAGAAAGAGGATCTACCGGAGTATCTCACACTGCAACTACTCAAATAAACTTTATTCCAGATTCATTCATTATTTCACAAAAAATAGATTATTTTGAATCTAATGTAAATGACAAAGTATTTTTCAATCCAAAACAATCAGTAGGAATTGGTACTACACCTGGAATTACAAATAAAATAACATTTCAATTTGGAGATTCTAATATTACCAGAACTGTTCCAACTCAAGGAATTTATATTGAAAATCACCCATTTAAAAATAATCAGCAGGTAATATTTGCGAGCAATGGTAATGGTGTAATATCAATTTCAACTTCACTAAGTACAGGTACATTTGATTTACCTCAAAATGTATATGTAACTAATAAAAATAAAAATACAATTGGAATAAAAACTACTCTCAATTCTTCCGAAGTATTCTTCATTACTAACGGTAGTGATAATGATAAGTATTCATTTGAAAGTACATACCCACAAATAGTTGGAAAGGTTGAAAGAGTTAAATCTACAGTTTCAGTATCAACTTCTCACGAACTTTCTAGCGGAGATGTTATTAGTTTAAGTATAGAACCAAATCTTTCTGTTGGTATTGGAACTTCTACTGGCATTAGAGTAAAAAGAGATTTAATAACTGGAAACATTTTAATCAATCCAATTGGATTTACTTCAACCGGAATTAACACATCAACAAATAGCATTTCAATTAATTCGCATAACTTAAAAACTGGAGATAAAATTCTATATTCATCTAATTTAGTTGCATCTGGATTATCAACTGGATTTTATTATGTTTACCGAGTTAATGATAACACAATAAAACTTTCTGAAACATATCTAGACTCTAAAACCATTCCCCCAACAACAGTAAGTATTGCCGGAACTGGTGGTTCAAGTCAAAGTATTTCATTAATAAATCCCCAAATTGAATCAATTAAAAATAATAACCTTATATTTAATTTATCAGATAATTCTTTAGCGGGATATAAATTTAAACTTTACTACGATCAAGATTATAATAATGAATTTATTTCAACTCCATCTTCTAATTTGTTTACACTATCTGACATTGGAACTATAGGAGTTTCCACTAATGCCTCTCTGGCAATTAATTATAGTGAAAGTTTACCAACAAAGTTATATTACAATTTAGAAAAATCTGGGTACATTAGCACTTCAGATACAGAAGTAAATAATTATTCCGAAATATTATTTGCGAATAGCGTATATCGTTCTAATTATATAATTTCTGGTGTAGGAGCAACTACATTTAATGTTTCTTTATCTAAAAAACCAGAAAAATTAACATATATTCAAAATGAGTGTGATAAATTACAATATACTACTACTTCATTATCGGCAAAAGGTCCTATTGATAGAATTGATATTATTTCTGGTGGTTCTGGATATAAAAAACTTCCAACATTTGTAGGATCTAATTCTGCGAACGGAAAGGATGCTTACATTACTCCAAAATCGACATCTATAGGCAATGCAAAAGAAGTAAGAATTGTCAATGAAGGATTTCAATATTCTTCAGATAAAACTTTACAACCAGTTGCATTCATATCTCCTCTAATCACAATTAAAGACTCAAATACAATTGGTATTGTTACAGTTAATAATGGCGGAAATGGATATACTGATTCCCCATCTGTAATAATTGTGAATTCTAGCACTGGAGAAAAAATTGATAGTGGAATATTGGAAGCAAAACTATCAGGAAATTCTATTGATTCTATAAGTATTATACAGCAACCAAATGGTCTTCCAGAAACAACGGTACAATTATTCACCACCAATAACACTAATGGAATTAGTATTCAACAAGTTCAATCTTCTTCAAGTGGAATATTTACTTGCTTCATAACAACACCAACTTTAGGATTTTCTACCTTTGTACCATATCCTTTTAGTGCTAATGATCAAGTATTTGTGGAAGGAATTCAAAAATTTAGTACCGAAGGGACTGGATTTAATTCTGAAGACTATGGATACAAATTCTTCAAGATTCAGAGTATTAATACTGCTGGAGTTCTCGATTCAGTAACAATCAATATTTCTGGATTAACTACAAATACTGGTATAGCAAAAACAATTCAGGATTCTGTTGGAAATATCATAAAAAGAACCGACTATCCATCATTTACTGTTACTCAAATTCCATCTCAATTTATTGTTGGAGAAAAACTTATTTCAAATGATACTGAGAGAGACTTAGAAATTTCTTCATATGAAAATTCATTTATTAAAGTATCCGGAACCTATGAGTTGTCTGTTGGAGAAATTATTATAGGAAAAGAATCTGGAAATATAGCAACAATAGATAAAATTGAATCTGGTATCGGTAGATTTAAGATTGACTATTCAGTTGAAAAAAACATTGGATGGTCTAATGATATTGGTAAATTAGATCAAGATAATCAAGTTATTCCGAATAATGATTATTATCAGAATCTTTCCTACACGGTAAAGAGTCCAATTACATATCAAGAATTAAGAACACCAGTTAATAGTTTAGTCCATACTAGTGGATTGAAGAATTTTGCAGATACTGGAATCACATCAACTACAAACTTTGGTGCTATAAATTCTGAGAATGCTACATCTATAATTTATGACATAATAGAAGAAAACCGAGTAGATACAATTTATGATTTTGATTTAGTAAAAGATATTGATGTAGTTGGGACTTCTTCAAAGTTCTTAAAATTAAAAAATAAAAAATTAACTGATTACATTGAGTGTAGAAGTAATGTAGTTTTAAAAATAGATGACATAAATCGACAATTTTCCGACTCCGATGGAAATCCAAGTGAATTTCTCAATTTACTACAATTAAATTCTGGAGTATCTTATAACAATATACTAGTCCGGGTTTCCAGTCTTGATAATACAGAAATTCAATTAACGGAATTAGTTTTATTGAATAATGGAAGTAATCCATTTTTGGCAGAAAAATCAACTCTAGTCAATACTGGAGTAGGACTTACACATATCTCCGGAGAACCAATAGGAAAATTTATATTAATTGAAGACGATGTGGATGATAATACTTACTTAAGATTTATTCCAAATAATCCATTCGATATTGATTATGATGTTAAACTAATTAATAGTAATTTTAATTCTCCTTTAGTAGGAATTGGGACAACTTCTGTAGGATTCATCAATTTAACCGGTTCAAATAGAACTGCGGCATCTGGAATACAAACTTCACTTGTATCCGTAGAATCTAATAAGTTTTCTTCATTGTATTTAAATGTCCAGATTGTTGGTTCAGCAACAACTCAAATGAACTTTGCTGAAGTTTATTTGAATCATAAAGAATATGTAAACTTATTATCTACAACAATTAATTCAACTGTTGGAATTGGATCAACTGTAATTTTTGTTGCTGATACAACTGGACTTATAGTTGGTGTAAGTTCTGTAAGTGTGGTTGGCGCCGCAATTACTAACAGACCAATTGTTGCCATTGGATCTACATTTGTTCAAATCGGCACTGCATCTACATCATCAAGCATAATTGGTGTTGGCACTGTCGTCAATTTTAGTACTATCATCGATGATACTTATATCTCAGAATATTATTTTGATTCTGAATTTTCCAGCAATTATTATTCCGGTAATAATATAGGAATATTCACGGCAAGTATTTCTCCTTCTGGAATTTTATCATTAAATTATATTAATAATTCATCAAATCCAGTAAATGTCAGGTCAAAAGTTGTTGGGTTTGGAACAACATCTGTAGGAACTGGTGCATATAGATTTATATCTCCAGGTCAAATACCAGGAAATGAAAGAAGTGCAGTATATCAATCAACTTATTCATCCACAGTTTCTTCCGCATCAACTGTCATATCATTGGATAAATCTAATTTTAATGCAGTTAAATCTTTGGTGGAAGTCAGTGTTGGATCAACAAGTGCTCTTCATCAAATTATGTTAATACAGGACGAAACTGACATTTATGTTCAACAGTCACCATTTCTTTCTGTTGGAAGCACAAATGGAATTGGAACTTTTGGTGGAGAATATTCTGGTAGTAATTTTATACTAAAATTCTATCCAGACACAACAATAACTTCAAAGGTTAATATTTCAGCATTTAATCAATGTTTCTATACAACTTTAGATATTCAAAATACTGCTCCGAATTTAAGTTACGGAACAGTAGAAGAATCGATTGATATTAAATTATATAATGCAATTAATGGAAGTAGAATTAATAAAACTAATTTTAATCTAAACTCCAATGGAATTGAAATTTTTAGAAAAAGATTTAATCCAATAAATCCATTAACTCCAGACCCATCAACGGGAATATTCACTATACAAAATCATTTCTTTAGTAATCTAGAAAAACTTATCTATACGCCAAAATCAACATTTATTGGAGTTGGTGCCAGTGCCGTTGGAATTGGTTCAACTCTAAATTCTGTAGGTGTTGTAACTACAATACTCCCATCTGATGTTTATGTTATAAAATTATCAGATAATACATTTAAATTATCCACAAGAAAGGATTATGCTACACTAGGAATTGGAGTTACATTTACTTCATACGGTAGTGGTAATGCACACCAACTTGAAATGGATAAAAAACTTGAAAAATCACTTATTACTATCGACAATATTGCCCAATACCCATTACAATTTACTCCAATAGCATATAATTTGCTTGGTAATGGTGGGCAAATAAGTGCAGGTTCTTCAATATTTGCCTTGAGTGGAATATCTACAATTATTCCAAAAGATATTCTAAAAATTGATAATGAATATATGGGTATAATTAATGTTGGATTGGGAACTACTAATGTTGGACCTATTACAAATAGTGGAAATGTTAATTTAGTTGAAGTCACTAGAGCATTTGTCGGATCATCGGCAACAACTCATACAGACACTACTTCAGTAAGAATTTATAAAGGATCTTATAATATTGTTGATAGTAATATTTTCTTTGCCGAATCTCCAAGAGGTAATCCACAAATAGAAAGAGATTCTAGTAATTTGACTTTCGAAACTTCTGATTTTACGGGAAGAGTTTTCTTGAGAAATGATTACACATCAAATCAACTGTATGATGATATTTCAAGTCAATTTACAGGTATTGGTAGAACTTTCACATTAACTGTTGGTGGGGCAAACACTGTAGGACTAGGAACCACTGGAGGAAATGGAATTTTGTTTATAAACGGTGTTTTCCAAACTCCAACAACTATTAATAATCCGCAAAATAATTTTAGTATTATTGAAAATACTGTTTCTGGAATATCTAGCGTAGTATTCTCTGGTATTACATCTTCTGGTACTGGTACAATTATTACTTCAGATTTTGATGTAAATCAAAATCAAACCCCCAGAGGGGGGATAATTATTTCGTTGGGTTCTTCTATTGGTCTTGGATATGCACCTCTTGTAGGGGCAGCAGTAACTGCCGTAGTTGGTGCTGGGGGCAGTATAGTATCTGTTGGACTAGGAACTACTGATAATCTTGGTTCTGGATATAATGGTGTTGTTTCGGTGGGAGTTTCCGTATATCAAAGTGATCATATTGGAGATACAGCAATCATAACTGCATCGGTTGGAGCGGGTGGAACTCTATCATTTACTGTCGTTGGTGGCGGAACTGGATACACAAATCCTAAAGTATTCGTATCTGAACCATCATATGAAAATTTAAGTGTAATTGGCGTATCTAGATTGGGACTTGGGGCAACAACAAGAACTGGAATAGGTCTTTTACTCAATGTTGAAGTTGGAGCAAGTTCTGCAACTGGAATAGGATCAACATACTTTGAAGTTTCTAGATTTAGTATTTCTAGACAGGGTTACTCATTCCGAAGAGGGGATGTATTTAAACCAGTTGGATTGGTGACTGCTAAAGGATTGGCATCTCCATTATCAGAGTTCCAGTTGACAGTAGTTGATACATTTTCAGATTCTTTTGCCGCTTGGCAGTTTGGAGAGTTTGATTATATAGATTCAGTAAAAAATTATCAGGATGGAGTTAGAACAAGATTCCCATTATTCTATAATAATGAATTATTAAGTTTTGAATCTCTTGAGGATTCTCAGATAAATCTTTCAAATGCTCTATTAATTGTCATAAATGGAGTCATTCAAGATCCTGGAGTTGCCTATGAATTTGATGGTGGAACTAGTTTCGTGTTTACAACTGCTCCAAGACCAGAGGATAATGTTGCGATTTTCTTCTATAAGGGTACTGATGGTGACGATGTTATTGTAAATGATACGATTAATGAAACTCTAAAAAGAGGTGATACTGTACAGGTTCTTAAAAATAATTCAATTCCCGGAACAATAACACAAGATAAGAGGACAATATTTGATTTATCATTCTCTGATAAGTTTGAGACTAATTTATATTCAAATCAAGGAGTTGATTCAGAAAATAATAAACCATTAAGTTGGATTAAACAAAAAGTTGATAGGAAAATTAACGGAGAAGATGTTTATAAAACTAGAGATTCTATTGAGTCTTTAATTTATCCAACTGCTAAAATTATCAAAGATTTTTCAACTACATCTGATGAAATATTTGTAGATAATGCAGAATTCTTTAATTATGATTTGACAGCACCAGAAAAATTTGATGCTTTAATTTTTTCTGGAGTTGCTGATCCAGTATCTGCTGGAATAACTGCAATAGTTTCTATTGCGGGAACAATTCAATCTCTATCAATTAGTAACCCTGGAAGTGGATACACTGGAGCATCAGTTACTGTTAAGATTGCTGCACCATCAACAGTTGGCATTTTGACTTCATTACCTATGGGTGGTATTGGTATTGGGTCTACTGCAACCGCAACTATTGCAGTCTCTGCTGCAGGATCTCTAACAACTCCAATTACAATTATAAATCCCGGATTGGGTTACAGTGTTGGGAGACCACCAGAAGTTATTGTTCCACTTCCAGATCCAATATATGAAAATATTACAAATATTTCTCTAGTAAATGGATTCTCTGGAACTATTATTGGAATTGGAACCACGACAGGTAGTGGTGGAAATCCCCTAGCACTTAAGTTTACTTTAGAAGGACCTGTTGGATTTCCTCAATTGCAAACTGGATATCCAATTTATATTTTTGATACAAGAGTTGGAAAAGGAGTAACTTCTATCAACAGTTCTAACTCTGCAGTGGTTGGAATTGGAACAACCTTTGTAGATAATATTTACTATATTCATCAAATCTCTTCTACTAGCACTACTGGAATTATTACTTGTAATATACTATCAACTACATCTGTGGTTGGGTTAGCATCTACTGGAAGTATATCAAACCCCATAGGTAAATTCTCTTGGGGTAGAATGTCTGGATTTAATAGATCAAGTTCTGCAATTTCAATAGGAGTGACTGGAAATACTGTAGATGTTGGATTGTCAACTTTTGCAACAATTCAAAGAAGAGGAGTTGGTATTAGACAAACCGGAGCACTTCCAAAACTTTTATAAATACTTAAAAAATATCAATATGGCGGCAATAGTAACGGATCAATTTAGAATATTAAATGCAAGTAATTTTATAGATTCTGTAACTGGTGGTAACGATTCTTACTATGTTTTTTTGGGTTTGGACAATCCAGTACAAGATGCATTTGGAAGAACTACTGATTGGAACACCAATGCCCCAAATCCAACAGATAATTTGAAATATTCCTCACACTATAGAGATACATCTTTATTTGGTAAAAAAATTACATCTAGTAATATTAGAAGACTTATAAGAAAAGTTACTTGGACTTCTAATACATCATATGAGATGTATAGGCACGATTATAGCATTCAGAATCCAACACCAAATTCAAATTCAAGTAGATTATATGATTCTAATTATTATGTAATTAATAGTGATTTTAGAATTTATATTTGTATAGATAATGGTTCTTCTGGAACTAGTTTGAAAGGTGGCAAATCCCAAGATGAGCCCACATTTACAGATTTGGAACCTTCAGCAGCGGGAACAAGTGGAGATGGTTATATTTGGAAATATCTCTTTTCAGTTTCTCCCAGTGATATTATAAAGTTTGATTCGACAGAATATGTTGTTGTTCCTAATGATTGGAAAACATCAACAGATTCTCAAATTGTAAGTGTAAGGGAAAATGGAAATTCTGGACCTACAAATCCAAATCAAATTAAGAAAGTATATATTGCATCTGGTGGCGGTGGATATAGTGAAGTTGTAAAAACTGTTGATATTCTTGGTGATGGAGTTGGCGGCAGAGTTTCTATAAAAGTAAGTGGCGGAAAAATTACTGAAACTCAAGTTGTTGCAGGTGGTTATGGATATACTTGGGGAATTGTTGATTTAGGAAGTCTTCAACCTATAGACAGTCTTCAAAATCCAGCAAAACTAATACCAATCATTCCACCATCAAAGGGGCATGGTTACGACATTTATACCGAATTGGGAACAGATAAGGTATTGGCATATGCCAGATTTGACGATTCAACTAAAGATTTTCCAACGGACACTAAATTTGCTCAAGTTGGAATTATAAAAAATCCAACTACATTTTCTTCGGATACTGTTGTTTTTACAGAAAATCAGTATTCATCACTATATGCAGGAATTACTACATCAATTAGTGGAAATCCAGTTATTGGAGAGGAAATTGAACAAACCAGAGCAGATGGAAAAATTGCAAAGGGATATGTAGCTTCATATGACAGTGAAACTAAAGTTTTAAAATATTTTAGGGATAGATCTTTATATTTCGGTAGTATAAATGAAGATGAAACTGATTATAATACAGTTAGTGCAGATTCTAATGTATATGACTTCCAATCTAATGGTGGAAATATTGTAAGTGTAAATGGAACATTTACCGCATCTATAGACACGTCATTTAATGCCAATAAGGTTACGGTTGGAGGTAAAGTTATAGACTTGGGGGTAACTTTTACAGAAGGTCTTGCAAATCCTGAGATAAATAAAAAGACAGGAGATATAATTTATATTGATAATAGACCCCTGGTAACAAGAGACATTAGGCAAAAAGAAGACATTAAAATTATCCTGGAATTCTAAAAAAAATGACACAGAAAACAGATTTAAACATCAGTCCATATTATGATGACTTTGATTCTGAAAGGAATTTTTATAAAGTCTTGTTTAAACCAGGATATCCAATACAGGCAAGGGAATTAACAACTCTCCAATCTATCTTGCAGGATCAGGTAAAATCTTTTGGAAGTCATATATTTAAAGAGGGATCGGTAGTTATTCCCGGAAATATTGCCTATGATGGAAATTTTAATTCTGTAAAACTTAATCCAACTAATTTTGGAGTTGATATTTCTCTTTATATTAATAATTTTATTGGTAAAAAAATAACAGGGCAAATATCAGGAACAACAGCAATAATTCAATTTGTTTCCCTCCCCGATGGAGAAAATGTAGAAGATTTAACAATATATGTAAAATATTTGGATTCTGATAATAATTTTCAGTTTAATCCGTTTGAAGATGGAGAATCATTAATTGCAGAAGAAAATATAACTTATGGTAATACTACCATTAATGCAGGAACTCCATTTGCATCATTAATAGCACTGAATGCAACATCCGTAGGTTCTTCTGCATCTATTGGTGATGGAGTTTATTTCATTAGAGGTTATTTTGTTAATGTATCTAAACAAACTATAATCTTAGATAATTATACAAATACGCCCTCATATAGAGTTGGACTAAAAATTGACGAATTAATTCTCAGTGCTGGAGATGACAGTTCATTGTATGACCCATCTAAGGGATTTACAAATTATGCAGCACCCGGAGCAGATAGATTTAAGATTGATTTAACTCTAACGAAGAAATTAATATCAGACCTCAACGATACTGATTTTGTTGAACTTTTGAGAGTTGAAAATGGAAAAATTAAAATTATTGAACAAAAAAGTCAATATAATATAATCAAAGATTATATGGCAGAAAGAACTTATGACGAATCTGGTGATTATACTGTTGAACCTTTTAATGTATCTGTAAATAATTCTTTAAATGATAGATTAGGTAATAATGGTTTATTTTTCAATACCGAAACAACTGAACAAAAAAACTCACCATCAGAGAACTTGATGTGTTTAAAAATATCCCCAGGAAAGGCTTATGTAAGGGGATATGATATAGAAAAAATTTCAACAACAATTATTGATATTGATAAACCAAGAGATACGGCAAGAGTAGATAATGTAAATGTTCCTTTTGAAATGGGAAATGTTCTAAGAGTTAATACAGTATCCGGAACTCCAAAACAAAAACTTACAATAGATTTATTGGATCAATTTGTGGGATCTGGAACCACTATCGGAAACGCAAGAGTATATAATTTTAGTTTGACCGATGCCTCTTATACCAATAATGCTACTAATTGGAATTTATATCTTTATGACATTCAGACTTACACAACTGTCGGTTTAAATACTTCAGTAACAAGTGTAGAATTACCTGCAACATCGTTCGTAAAAGGAAAAAGTAGCGGCGCTAGTGGTTTTGCAGTTTCTGCTGGTGGAGCATCATCTACTATTAACTTAAGACAAACTTCCGGAACATTTTCAGTTGGAGAGCAGTTAATTATCAATGGGATTGATTTTCCAAGAACTATTAGAACAGTAACTGCATATTCCACAGAAGACATTAAATCAGTAAAACAAACAACCACCGTATCCGGACTTTCAACAAATTTTACTGCAAATTGTTTTCTTGAAAGATTTAGATTACCTAATGGTGTTTCTCAGGGAACAATTAGTGGTGGAAACACCTTAGTAAGCCCAGGAAAATTCTTCACTGGTGTAAAAGTAGGATCAATTATTAGGTATCAAACTACAACTGGAGATGAATCATTTAATCGGGTAACTGCAGTTCCTTCTTCTGGTACATCATTAACAATTGCTGGTATCACCACAGTTTCTGGAGTATTTGACGGTGCCGTTGCAAATGGAACTTACAGTAACATACTTATGGGTGCTCCGGTCATAAGAAATGAGAATTCTGGGTTCCTATATGCACAATTACCAGATCCTAATGTTTCTTCAGTAAATCTTTCAGATTCATCATTAACAATTTCCGAACAAATAACCGGACAAGGCACAAATGGTAGTGGAGTATTGGAATTCAATACTTCAGCAATTAGTGGAATTTCTAGTGTATTTTTTGAGTCATTTGATCAGGAAAGATATTCAATACACTATAGTGGAGGTGGTATTGGTACGATAACTTCAGATCAATTTGTTTTGAGCGGAAATACGGTAACTATTAGTGGATTGTCTGCTTCACAATCAAATGTTGTTGTAAATACTACACTAGTTAAAAATGGAATACAAAGCAAAGTAAAAACATATAATAGAAGTCAACCTTTAAATGTAACAAGATCAAAGTATCCACAATCAGGAACTGGTATTAGTTCTTCAATTGGAGACGGTCTTACTTATAATCAATTTTATGGACTGAGAGTTCAAGATGAGGAAATATCACTAAATTACCCAGATGTAGTAAAAATTATTTCAGTTTACGAGTCATTCGATTCTTCTGCACCTACTTTAGATAGGATACAATTTGGTGCTAGTGCTAATGTATCAACTAATGCTATTATTGGTGAAAATATTATAGGAAACAATAGTAAAGCTGTCGCAAGAGTCGTTTCAAGTCCATCTACCAACATCCTTGGAGTAGTATACTTAAATTCAGAAAGATTTACAGATTCTGAAACAGTTACGTTTGAGGAATCAAACATAACCACAGAAATTGAAGCAATAACTCCTGGAAAGTATAAAGATATTACAAATTCATATAGACTTGACAAAGGGCAAAAAGATCAATATTATGATTATTCCAGAATCGTCCGGAATAAGGGAACTACAGAACCATCAAAACAACTTTTAGTTGTGTTTGATTATTATTCAGTTCCTTCTAATGATGGTGGTGATGTATTTACTGTATTAAGTTATGATAAAGAACGATTTACACATGATGTCCCTTTCATTGGACCAAGATCTGTAAGATCTTCAGATACTTTAGATTTTAGGCCAAGAGTTTCTATTTTTACCTCAGATAGTTCTTCTCCATTTGATTTTGCATCAAGAACTTTAAGTCCAACACGAATTTTATCACCAAATGAAAGTTCATTGCTTGGTTATGATTATTACTTAGCTAGAATTGACAAACTATATCTTGATAGAAATAAAAATTTCATCCTAGAAAAAGGAATATCCTCAAATACCCCTAAGGCACCGGATAAAAATGATGCTGTAATGGAAATTGCAACCATAAAACTTCCACCATATCTTTACAATCCTGCAAATGCTGTGGTGACCTTGAAGGACAATAGAAGATATACTATGAGAGATATTGGACTAATTGAAGATAGGGTAGAAAACTTAGAGAGGGTTACTTCACTGTCTTTACTAGAAGTAAATACTCAGACTTTGCAGATTCAAGATGCTGATGGTAATAATAGATTTAAGAGTGGATTTTTTGTAGATGATTTTAAAAATTATTCTTTTATTAACAGGGGATTATCTTCCATTAGAGTTAATACATCTACAAATGAAATAACACCTGTTATTAGTAGAAATTCACTAAAATCGCAAATTGCACCAGAGTCTGCAATTACTGATGAAAATTTAGATTTTTCAGAAAATTTTAAGTTACTAGATCCAAATGTAGTAAAAACAGGAAAAGCAGTAACTTTAAAGTACGAATCTATTGGATGGATAGAACAAGCTTTTGCAACGACAGTTGAAAATGTAAATCCATTTAATGTAATTGTTTATAGTGGTGATATTAAATTAAGTCCAGAAATTGACAACTGGGTGAGAACAATTCAACTTCCAGATAAAAATATTAGCATAACATTAAACTCTAGCAGAACTCTTACTAATAATTTAACAAGTAATGTTTCCGTTACTCTGACACCAATTAATACTCAAACAAGTGACACAGTTAATCTTCCTGATATTTTTGGGGAAGGTAATTTTACTACAACTGTTGGTAGTGACCAAACTCAAACTTCATCAACTGCTACAAATACTACTTCCAATACTGCAACAACTGAAAACTTTGATACGGTAAGTAATACTGATACGACAATAAGAAATGTATTAATATCTTCATCTAGCGAATCATTTATGAGATCCAGAAATATTCAATTTTCTGTATCTAATATCAAACCATCTACACAATTTTATCAGTTCCTTGACGGAAATAGTGGAGTTGATTTTATTCCAAAATTAATCGAAATATCAAACCCATCTAAAGCGTTTGTAGTTGGAGAAACTGTTATTGGAACATCTGGGGGTAATAATTTAATTTCATTTAGAGTTGCAGCACCAAATCACAAATATGGTCCATATAATGCACCATCTACTACTTATACAATTAACCCATATATTAGAACTGAATCTATAGCATCAGGATATAGTCAATCATCAAAAGTTTTGAATGTTGATACGGTTTCACTATCAGAAGAAGCTCAAGGAAAGTATTCTGGATATTTACTTAGAGGTATGCAATTGGTTGGTCAGACTAGTGGATCTGTGGCAACCGTAAGTGACTTAAGACTTATTTCTGATAATTTTGGAGATTTGATTGGAACGTTCTTTTTAAGAGATCCAAATACAGTCCCAACTCCAACTGTAAGAATTTCTACTGGAACTAAAACATTTAAGTTGAGTTCAAGTTCAACAAACGATCCAGGTCTTCCAGGAAGTTCGGACACTTCAGTTGCTGAAACAAATTTTAATTCTGATGGTACTCTTGAACAGTGGGAAAATACTGTTACGGCAACTACGAAAAATCTAACGACAAAAACAGTAACTAACTTAACAACAAATACAACACAATCAGTTACAACAATAAACACTCATACTAGAACAACTATCCAGAGATTCGTAGACCCTCTTGCACAATCTTTTGTTGTTGGTGGAAATATAGAGGCTCCAGATTCTTCTAGAGAAGGATTGGCAACTGATGATTCTAATGGTGCCTTTTTAACTGCCGTTGATTTATTCTTTGCCAAAAAAGATAGTGGAAATGCTACAGTAAAGGTTGAAATAAGAACTGTAGAACTGGGAACACCCACAAGGATTGTTATTGGAAATTCGGTTACATTAAGACCAAGTGAAGTAAATATTTCTTCAGATGCTTCAGTTGCAACTAAGGTTACTTTTGATGAACCAATTTACCTACCACCAGGAAGAGAGTATGCTGTCGTAATTATTTCAGAAAATAGTGATCAGTATGAGATGTGGACTGCAGTTATGGGTGAAAAAACTGTCAATACCAAAAATCTCCCAGATGTAAATGCCGTAACCTACTCAAAGCAATTTGCGATGGGAAGTCTGTTCAAATCTCAAAACGGATCTATATGGACAGCAAATCAATATCAGGACCTCAAATTTAAACTTTATAAAGCACAATTTATTGAAAATCAACCAGGAACTGCATTTTTCTATAATCCAACATTAGATGAAAGTAATGGATATGTTCAGAGATTAGGAAACAATCCGCTAACAACATTACCAAAAACACTTACTCTTGGAATTACTACAATAACCAATGCATCATTGATTTCTGATTTATCCAAAGGTAGAAAGGTTGCTGGATCACAACCTTATGTCTATGGATATGTAGTTGGAACAGGAAGTTCGGTAGCAACAGTAGGATTAACTACGGGAGGAAGTAATTATGTTACAGATTCTAATGTAAGCACTTATAATATTACTGGAAATGGTTCTGGACTTGTTTTAAGTATTACAGCAACTTCGGGAACAATTTCCGGAACCCCAATAATTGTAAATCCCGGAAATGGATATGCGGTAGGGGATGTTGTTGGTATTGTAACTTCTACAGTAGGCACCGGAACTTCCGTGCGTGGGCGTGATGCAAAAATTACAGTAACTGGAAACAATAATAGTATTGATACTTTATACCTTTCCGGAGTTCAGGGTAATACTTTTACAGTTGGTGCCGGACTAAGTTACTATAATAATTCCAATACAATAGTTTCTCTTGCAAGTACTACAATTAGAAATTCTGCACCTTCAACTGATCAATATTCTGGAAATTTCATAAGAGTAGAACATTTTGACCACGGAATGTATGGAAATACAAATAAACTTAGAATTTATAATACAGAATCTAGTACCGCACCAGTTGTAATTACTTCACCAATAACTTCAACGTCAACAACAATTGCTATCGGAGATACTTCAAACTTTGGAACTTTTGAAGGAGTTTCTGTAAGTGGATCTAATCCTGGATATGTAAAAATTGGAAATGAAATAATTAAATATCAGTCTATTGGTAGTGGATTCTTAGGTACTATTACTAGGGGTATTGATTCTACCATTCCAATTGATTATAATATCAATACTTTAATATACAAGTACGAACTGAATGGTGTTTCTTTAAGAAGAATTAATAAAACTCATGACATCGATGATTTAGATATCGGACTAGATGGATATTATCTCCAAATTGATAGAACCGCAAATGGAGAAAATAGAAGTACTGATGGATTTATCGGTGCAAATGCCGCAAATGCGCCACAACTGCAATTTACCTCAGAAGCAACTTTAGGAGGTTCTAAAGTTCTGGCTACAGAAAATATCCTTTACAGCTCTGTAGTACCAACATACGACATCATTACTCCAGGATCTTCCACATCGGTTTCGGCTGTGATTAGATCTGTTTCTGGAACAAGCGCAAGTGGAAGTGAGATTTCATTCTTAGATAATGGATTTGAACCAATTCAGTTGAATTCATTAAATACGTTAAAATCTATGAGACTTGTATGTTCTAAAGAAAATGAAACTGAATATCTTAATAATTTACCAAGAAATAAATCATTTACTACAGGAATAACTTTAAGTACAACAGATTCTAATTTATCACCCATAATATTCTTAGATACTGCATTTACTGAGTTTATTTCCAATCGTTTGAACAGTCCAGTTTCTGATTATGCATCTGATGGTAGATCTAATTCTATATTGGATGATCCACACGCAGTAGTGTATGTTTCAAGATCAGTAAATTTGGTGCAACCAGCAACTTCTCTTAAAGTTATTTTATCTGCATATCGTCATGAATCTGCCGATTTTAGAGTTTTGTATAGTCTGTTTAGGCCGGACTCTTCCGAAGTTGAACAATCATTTGAACTATTCCCCGGTTATGATAATCTTAAGTCTACGGCATCCGGACTTTCGGTAGTTGATTCTTCTCTCAATAATGGAAAACCCGATTCTTTTGTAAGTTCTAGTTTAGACAATCAATTTAAAGAATATGAATTTACTGCAGATAATCTTGGATTATTTAATGGATATGTAATCAAAATCGTAATGTCTGGAACTAATCAGGCATATCCACCAAGAATAAAAGAACTTAGGACGATTGCCGTAAGATGATTAGGGTGAAGGGGCATACAAATCTTTATAGAGATGAAAATAGTGGAGCTATTGTAAATTGCGATTCTACGGCATATAATCAATATCTTAATATAATTAATAATAAAGAATCTCAAAAAAAAGAATTAGATACGATTAAACAAGATATTAATGAAATTAAATCACTATTAAAGGAGTTATTAAATGGATCCAAATGAAATTAAATTGCAGTCAGTCAATAAGTTATTCGAATATGAAAAACACTGTAGAATTATTGATGAATTGAGTTCTGAACAATTGAAAAATTTCTCAAAACTTTACTGCAAATTATATTTAAAACAGCAAGAAACTTTAGCAACTATGAGTAAGATATAAATAAATTGTAGATCTAAAAAAGATAGATGGCAGCAGTATACGTAAATAATCTAGTCATCAATTCTGGTTCCCATTTTAGTCAGACTTTTACTTTAGAAGGATCTGATAGCAATTCTCCATTAAATTTGAACAATTATGAAGTTGATGCCCAGATGAGAAAGTGGTCTGGGAGTTCTTCGGCAATAAATTTTTCGACAAGTATAATCGCACCTTCTACCTCAGGGAAAATATCTATAGGATTAACATCTGGACAAACTGTAGATTTAAAATCGGGAAGATATATTTATGATATTTTAATTATCGATCCATATGGGATAAAAAATAGAGTTATTGAGGGAATGGTTCTTGTAAGAGAGGGAGCAACTAGGTAATGTCTGACATCAAAGTAAGAGTAGGACAACAAAATGCAGTTAAAGTTATATCTAGTATTTCTGGAGCTGCTGGCGGATCTGCCATTACTGCTATTACTGCCGAAAATGTTATTGGTGGAATTGCTTCCGTAACTTCTCTCCACGTTTCCGGTATCTCTACTTTCGTAGGTGTAAGTACCTTTAATAATGATGTATATATTAATGGCGATCTTTATGTTAGAGATGATTTATTATTTGATGAATTTACTGCTCGGAATGCAAATATTACCGGAATCCTTACAGTAGGTCAATCAATTTATTATCCGTTAGGACAACCTTATGGTGTTGCATATTTTGATCCTAATGACCGATTAGTTTCTACCGGAACTACTTCATCGGCAATATCAGAAACTAACTATATACTTACAACTGACAATTCAGGAATACCAACCTGGTCCAGTGTTATAGATGGAGGAACCTATTAGTGTCTAAACCAGCAAGTAGACAAGAACTCGTAGACTATTGCCTAAGACGCCTAGGTGCCCCTGTACTGGAGATTAACCTTGCCGACGACCAAATAGATGATTTAGTAGATGATGCCCTACAGTACTTCCAGGAGAGGCACTTTGATGGCGTAGAAAGAATGTATTTGAAATATCAATTTACTCAAGATGATATTAATAGAGGAACCGCATCAAAAGGAAGTGGAGTTGGATTAGTAACTACAACAGGAACATCAACAAATATATCAGGTCTTGGAACAATTACTTCCAACTTTTATGAAACATCCAATTTTATTCAGGTTCCGGATTCTGTAATTGGAATAGAAAAAGTTTTTAAATTTGATGCTAGTTCTATCTCTAGAGGTATGTTTAGCATTAAATATCAACTATTCTTAAATGATTTATACTATTTCAATTCAATTGATTTATTACAATATTCGATGGTAAAAAGTTACCTTGAGGATATTGATTTTCTTTTGAGTACTGATAAGCAGATAAGATTTAATAAAAGACAGAATAGAATGTATCTCGATATTGACTGGGGATCTCAACAAGTTGGAACTTTCCTAATAATTGATTGTTACAGAATTTTAGATCCAAATACTTTTACTGACGTTTACAATGACAGTTTTTTAAAGAAATATCTAACTTCACTTATGAAAAAACAGTGGGGTCAGAACCTAATTAAATTCAGAGGAGTTAAATTACCGGGTGGAATTGAACTGAATGGTAGAGAACTTTATGAAGATGCTGAAAGAGAGTTGGAAGATATAAAACAAAGAATGGTACTTGAATATGAACTTCCACCTTACGATTTTATTGGATAATAATGGCACTAAATCCCTTTTTTCTTCAAGGTTCACCAAATGAGCAAAGACTTGTTCAGGAATTAATCAACGAGCAGTTGAGAATTTATGGTGTAGAAGTAATTTATATTCCTAGAAAATTTGTGAGAAGAGAAACTATACTTAGAGAGGTTTCTTCATCCAAATTCGATGATAATTTTGCACTAGAAGCATACATAAGCAATTATGAAGGATATAGTGGACAGGGAGATATTCTTACCAAGTTTGGAATGAGTTTGAAGGATGATTTGAGTCTAATCATATCCAAGGAAAGATACGAAGACTTTATTGCACCTTTTCTTGAGGGTGATAACGATGAAGAAATTGTTTTATCTTCAAGACCCAGAGAAGGAGATTTAATATACTTCCCACTAGGTCAAAGACTATTTGAAGTTAAATTTGTAGAGCACGAGCAACCATTTTACCAGTTAGGTAAATTATATGTTTACGAACTAAAATGTGAACTATTCGAATATGGGGATGAAGTTATTGATACATCTATCGATGAAATTGATACTCAAATTGAAGATGAAGGATATATAACCACACTAAATTTGATTGGACTTGGAAGAACTGCTACTGCAACAGCAGGAATTGGAAGTGGTTATATTAGGCAGATAACATTGAATAATGATGGATATGGTTATACTTCTCCACCAGTAGTAAGCATATCCTCGGCACCTTTTGGGGGGACAAATGCAGTTGGAGAAGCAATTACAGAACTGAAATCCGGTATTTATTCAATTAAACAAATAGTATTAAAAAATGCCGGGGCAGGTTATACTTCTGCTCCAATCATTACAATTACGGGTAATGGAAGCGGAGCGGCAGCTACTTGTGGAATTGAAACCTCACAGTCTGGGGTCATATCTATAACTCTTACAGATAATGGTGTTGGGTATTCGACTGCACCTCTTGTGACTATTGTTGGAAGTGTTGGTTCCGGAGTAACTGCAACGGTAATATCGTCGGTCGTTGGTACTGCTCAGAGTGTATCTTCTATAAAAATTGCAAATACTGGAATAGGATACACTATTGCCCCTCAAGTTATCATTAATGGACCTCCAATTCTAACTGGAATTGGGACCTATCTCTTTAATGAAATTGTAACCGGATCTAGGTCTGGCACAACAGCAAGAGTTAAATCTTGGGATTTTGATACAAAAATTCTTAAGATTTCTTTTGTCAATAATGTAACACCTAATGGATTTTTCCCAGGAGAAACAATTGTGGGATCAATTTCTAGTGCTAGATATTCCGTAAACGATTATAATAATTGGAATCCTTACGATAAATATGGAGATAATTTGCAGATTCAGACTGAAGCAGAATCTATTTTAGATTTTTCAGAATCAAATCCATTTGGTTCTTATTGATACTATAAATATATAATACGATAATGATTGGATAATCGGGTATAGAAAATGCTAGGAACCTATTTTTATCACCAAATTATTAGAAAGACTGTTACTGCATTTGGAACTCTTTTTAATGACATTTATATTGAGCATAAAAATTCATCTGATGTAGGAATCAGTCAGATGAAGGTTCCTCTTGGATATGGACCGATGCAAAAGTTTCTGGCCAGAATTGAACAACAATCTGAATTGAACAAACCAATTCAGATTACTCTTCCCAGAATATCATTTGAAATGACTTCTATTCAGTATGATTCTACAAGAAAGGCAAATGTAACTCAAACATTCAAAACTTGTGGTAATGGTGATACTGTAAAGAAGGTTTATATGCCAGTTCCATATAATATTGGGTTTCAATTAAATATTATGACTAAGTTGCAAGATGATGCTCTGCAGATAGTAGAACAGATTCTTCCAAGTTTTCAACCATCATTCAATCTAACAGTAGATTTGGTAGATTCTATCGGAGAAAAAAGAGATATTCCCGTGGTTTTAGATAGTGTATCTTTTACCGATGATTATGAAGGAGATTATTCAACTCGGAGAACCCTAATATATACTTTAAATTTTACTGCTAAAACTTATCTGTTCGGACCAATTTCTGATAGTACAGATGGTCTTATTCGTAAGGTTCAGGTTGATATGTATACGAGTACCGATACTACAACTGCTAAGAGAGAAATGAGATATACTCTTGTTCCAGACCCGATTGACGCAGGTCCGGATGATAATTTTGGATTTAATGAAACTTGGGAAACATATAGTGATGCTAGAACTTATAGTCCAACTCAACAAAGTGATATTTGATATATTATGAAAAATAATTATGAAGATTTGGATAAAGCTCTGAACATAGAAAGTAGTATTATTGAGGTAGAAAAGTCTATTACACCAATTGATATTATTCCTACACAGAATAATGATATAAAAAAAGATTATGAATATACAAGAGCAAATCTATATTCACTAATTGAGAAAGGTCAGGAAGCCATTAATGGAATTATGGAACTTGCCGGTGATGGTGGAAGTCCAAGAGCATACGAGGTGGCGGGGCAACTTATTAAGAGTGTGGCGGATACAACTGATAAATTAATAGATCTTCAGAAGAAATTGAAAGATGTTCAGGAGGATAATACTAAAATTGCCAATAATGTTACAAATAATGCCGTGTTCGTTGGATCTACTTCGGAGTTGTCAAAATTACTGAAGCAAGGTTTTCTAAATAATAAAGAATAATGTTTTCCTAAAGTGCCTAAATTAAAATCCCACCAGACGGTTGAAAGTATTGCGAAAAAGCATCGTCAGGATATTTCTTTTGTAAGAAATCAACTTAAGATGGGTATTGCTATTGAAAAGGAGCATACTAAAGATAAGGATCTTGCTGCTGATATTGCTCTTCAACATCTTGACGAGTTTCCAGATTATTACACTAAGTTGAAAAAGATGGAGTCTGATGCTAGAAAAGAGCATAAAAACTTTAAGGATGTGAAAGAGAGTCTTCGTGATTGGTTTGGTAAATCTGAATCAATCGGTAAAAAAAGAAAACCTGGTTGGGTTGAAGTAGTCTCCGGAGAACCTTGTGCCCGTGAAGAAGGCGAAGAGGATGAAACACCCAAGTGTGTTTCTTCAGATAAAAGAGCAAGTATGACTAAATCTGAAAGAATATCTGCTCAAAGAAGAAAAAGTGCCGCAGACCCAAATCAACCAGAAAAATCGGGTGCTGCTAAACCAACTTATGTTTCTACCGATAAACCAAAAAAGAAAATGAACGAAGAATCAGATGTCAAAGGTAAAGGAAGCGGCACAAAAGATGCTTGTTATACTAAAGTAAAGTCAAGATATTCTGTCTGGCCTTCAGCATATGCTTCCGGAGCACTTGTAAAATGCCGCAAGGTTGGTGCTGCTAATTGGGGAAATAAATCAGAATCAATAAATTTATCATCAAAAGATTCTATTTCAGAAGAAATGGGTATGAGATATTGCCCCAAATGTGAAAAAGATGAGACTAGAGATGTATGCAAATATGGTCCCAAGTACTGGGATATGTTTTCACTACCTTCCAGATTATCCCCAAATCAGATGAAGTTTAGTATTGCTCAGGTTCATCCTACTAATGAGTCTAAGGAACCAGACCACGAATATTCTATGGCAAGGTCTGAACTCTCTACAATTATTTCTGCTGCAAAAAGACTCCGTGGCAAATTGAATGGTGAGGGTAATATTGAGGCATGGGTTCAATCAAAAATTACAAAGGCAGCAGATTATATTGATGCTGCTGCTGACTACCTAGATAGTGGAGAACACGATGTTAAAGAGGCGTGTTGGAAAGGTTATAAGAAAAAGGGTATGAAGACGATGTTTGGTAAAAAATATCCAAACTGCGTTAAGGTTAAGGAATCTATTGATGTATATTCCAATTGGAGGGAAGATTTTGGTCTGAATGAAGCATCCGCTGCCTGGCAAAGAAAAGCAGGTAAAAATCCTGAGGGTGGTTTAAACGCAGCAGGAGTTGCATCTTATAGAAAAGAAAATCCAGGTTCAAAATTGCAAACTGCCGTTACTACTAAACCATCAAAATTAAAACCCGGTTCTAAGGATGCAAAACGCAGAAAATCATTCTGTGCTCGTATGAGTGGAATGCCTGGACCTGCGAAAGATGAAAAAGGTCGTCCAACAAGAAAGACATTATCCTTAAGAAAGTGGAACTGTAACTAAAATGAAATCCTTCAATCAGTTTATTTCAGAAAGTGTTAATATTGCCGGAAATTTCAACGGCAATCTTTATATGAATGGTTCAGAATCTCAATCAGAACCCGTTGGAGAGTCTTTTACCGCAGATATAGTTTGGGAAGGTAAAATGTATAGATTAGAAGTTGAAGGCAAGATGTTGAACAAAAATGAACTTGCGGAGCAACTTCAGGGAGAATATCCTGGAGCAATTGTACATAACATTTACCCTCAAACAACAAATTCTTTAAAAATTAAGAACTCACAAAGATATCAACCCGAAAGACTAACTTCGACTGATTAATTATGGCACAATGGAATAAGAAAACACAAGATTTTTTAGATCAAGAAAGAAGTCTCTTTGAGGTTTATAATATCGCAGATCATTGGGGAAACCAGACTGACTGGAGACCCCAATTTACTAACAACAACAGATTTAAAATATCTCCGTTCCAAACAGTATTCTTCAACACCTTCCAGTATGGAAAGGAAACTGATGTATGGGATGAAAGAGTAGTTGGAGTTGGAACTGCAACATTTAATGCAAATGCCAGTAATGTTGTAATGCAAGTTGAATCTACTGCTGGTAGTAAAATCGTTCGCCAAACCAAGAATGTGATGAGATACATTCCTGGTAGGGGTGCAACTCTTGCATTTGCAATTCGTCTTGAACAACCACAAGTTGGTATTCGCAGAAGATTTGGATTGTTTGATGAAAATAATGGTGTTTATTTTGAGGATAATGGGGGAACATATTCTTATGTGCTCCGTAGTAGTGTAACTGGAATTGTTACAGAAACCAGAGTATACAGAGATGAATGGAATGGTGAGAAGTTTGATGGTAATGGGTGGACTGGAGTAACCGCAGATCCAACAAAACAACAAATGATTTCCATCAATTATGAATGGTATGGTGCAGGTATAATTCAATTTACTTGGTTGATGAAGAATGAGACTGTTGCATCTCATACTTTTGAGAACTCAAATACTAATCCGGGAGTTTGGTGTTCTACTCCATTCTTACCTATTAGACTTGAGATAGAAAATATAACAGGTGTTGCAGGAACTCATTACATGTATCAGGGTTCTAATTCTCTGATTCAGGAAGGAGAATCAGAAAAACTTGGAACTCTTTTGAGCATCTCAAATCCCATCACAGGGACAACGATGTCATCTGCAAATACATTTTATCCAATTATAAGCATTCGTTTGAAATCTAATAATCTAACTGGTGTAATGCTCTTGAGATCATTACAGGCAGCAACTGATGACAATACGAATGTTTATTGGCAACTTCTACAAAATGCAACACTGACTGGAGGAACTTGGGTAAATCATCCCGATCCAAACTCTTTTATGCAGTATAATATCACTCAAACTGCAGTATCTGGTGGAAGTGATCTTTTGAGTGGTTTTGTAATTAATGGTAGTGGTGCGTTAGTTGATCTTGATGTTAGAGCAGCACTTCAGTTAGGTAGAAGTGGTATTGGAACAATTAGTGATACTTACACTCTTGCTTGTGCATCTCCAAACACTAACAAAAAAGCACTTGCGGTATTGAATTGGATTGAACAAAGGTAATTTTTATGGATATTCAAGACATTCAACTAAAGATAGGTGATGCATATCTCTCTAATCCAAATCTAAAGAGAGCAAATACTCCAATACAATTTACCGAAGAACAAATTATTGAGTTCTTAACTTGTAAGGAAGACCCCGTTTATTTTGCCAAGAAATATATCAAGATTGTTAATGTTGATGATGGTCTTGTTAAGTTTAATATGTGGCCCTTTCAAGAGAGATTGGTCAGCAACTTTCATAAGAACAGATTTAACATAGCAAAGATGCCACGCCAGGTTGGTAAGGCATTAGCATTAGATACTCCAATACCAACACCTGAAGGATGGACGACGATTGGGGATATTGAAGTTGGGGATCAAATACTTTCTCCCGATGGAAATTCAGTTTCTGTAACATTTAAAACAGAAACTATGATTAATCACCAGTGCTACAAAATATTTTTTGATAATGGAGAAGAAATTGTCGCTGATGCAGATCATTTGTGGGAAGTAAATAGTTCTTATTGGAGAACTGGAAAAAAAGTTATCAATACTGATGAAATATATTCAAGATACTTAAAGAAAACTAACAATAAAAGAGGTAAAGGTGTAGAAGGGTCACTTTATATTGACTTATCTAAAGCAATTAATGGGAAAAATCAAAATTTGCCTATAGATCCATATCTTCTTGGTGTTTGGTTGGGTGATGGATATTCTGCAGACGGGAGAATAATAGCACATAAAGATGATTATGAATTTTATAAAACAAAACTAGATATTGAACACGAAAGAGAAGATAATAATTGTATTCGTTTTAAGTGTAGGGATTTAAGAAAAAAATTAAAAGAAAATAATTTATTAAAGAATAAACACATTCCACAAATATATCTTCGCACATCCATAGAACAAAGAATGGAATTATTGCGAGGATTGATGGATACTGACGGTTCAATTACAAAAAATCAATCATTTGAATTTTACCAAAAGAATTATGAATTTATTCTTCAAGTTGTTGAACTTCTATCTTCTTTAGGTATAAAATCCAGAGTAAGTAGAAGGTTAATAAATCAGTGTTGGTATCATACTGTTCGTTTTCCCAGTAAGGAAAATATTTTCAATCTTCCAAGAAAGTCCGAATTAATAAATTTTGGTGGAAAGGGAAGACCTCAAAATAAAAGACATTATATACAAAAAATAGAAAAGGTCGATAGTGTCCCAGTTGCGTGTATTCAAGTAGATAGTGATGACCATCTGTTTTTATGTGGAAGAACATTTATTCCCACACATAATACAACAACGGTAGTATCATACTTATTACATTATATTGTTTTTAATGACAACGTAAATGTGGGTATTCTGGCAAACAAAGCATCAACATCAAGAGAAATCTTAAGTAGACTTCAATTATCTTATGAGAATCTTCCAAAATGGATGCAACAGGGTATTGTTTCCTGGAATAAAGGTTCATTAGAATTGGAAAATGGGTCAAAAATTATTGCGGCATCAACGTCTGCTTCTGCCGTTCGAGGAATGTCATTCAACATTATTTTCTTGGACGAATTTGCGTTTGTTCCAAATCATATTGCCGACGATTTCTTCGCATCAGTATATCCCACAATTTCATCTGGTAAGTCCACCAAGGTTATTGTAGTATCCACACCCAAAGGTATGAATCATTTCTACCGTATGTGGCACGATGCAGAGCGTGGTAAGAACTCATTTGTTGCCACAGAGGTCCACTGGTCTGAAGTGCCCGGTAGAGATGAGGAATGGAAGGCACAGACGATTGCCAATACTAGTGAAGAGCAGTTTAGGGCAGAGCACCTTTGTGAGTTTCTGGGGTCGGTAGGAACACTCATCAATCCAAGCAAACTGAAAATATTAGTCTATGATGACCCAATAAAAAGAAGTAAAGGTCTTGATGTTTATGAAAATCCAATAGAAGACCACAGTTATTTAATTACGGTTGATGTTGCTCGTGGAATGGGTAATGATTATTCGGCATTTGTTGTTTTTGATATTACGGAGTTTCCTTACAGAGTTGTGGCAAAATATAAAAATAATGAGATTAGACCGATGCTATTTCCAAGTATTATTAATGAGGTGGCAAGAGGATATGATAATGCCTGGTTACTTATAGAAGTAAATGATATTGGAGATCAGGTTGCTAATATTCTTCACTACGATTTAGAATATGATAATATCCTAATGTGCTCTATGAGAGGTAGGGCAGGGCAATTAGTTGGGTCTGGATTTAGTGGTAAAAAATCTCAACTTGGAGTTAGAACAACTGCAGCAGTTAAAAAATTAGGATGTTCAAACTTAAAATTACTTATTGAGGATGATAAATTATTTGTGAATGACTATGATATTATTAGTGAACTTACAACATTTGCCCAAAGACATAATTCATTTGAAGCGGAAGAAGGTTGTAATGATGATTTGGTAATGTGCCTTGTAATTTTTGCCTGGTTAGTCGCTCAGGAATATTTCAAAGAAATGACTAATAATGATATTCGTAAAAGAATATATGAAGAACAAAAGAATCAAATAGACCAAGATATGTCTCCGTTTGGATTTATTTCAGATGGATTGGAAGATATGGAGGTATTTGTAGAACAAGAAACTGGAGACAGGTGGATGTTTGCCACTTCAGAAAACGGAATACAGACACAAGATATTTGGAATGTTGATGAGTACGGAGATGTGTCAAATGAGTGGGATTACAGATAAGTATATTGAAGACAAGGAAATTATAAATACTTTTAGAATAATTCGGGATAATACGGAGAATAAAGATGCCGCTAAATTTAGCATCTCCTGGAATCGTAGTAAGGGAAGTTGATCTAACCTCTGGTAGAGTCCAACCAGCTTCCAATAAGATTGGGGCAATTGTTGCACCTTTCGCAAAGGGACCTGTAGATTCGCCAACCTTAGTAGAGAATGAAAATGATCTGCTGAATAATTTTGGCGAACCATACTCCACAGATAAGCACTATGAAAGTTGGATGGTTGCTTCATCCTACCTTTCGTATGGTGGTTCATTACAGGTAGTCAGAGCAGACGACGCCGATCTAAAAAATGCCCGTGTTGCATCTGTAGGAGTTGCAACCGTTAAAATTAAGAGTTTAGATCATTATGAAGAATTGGGGTATGATGAAAATACCATTCCAAATGTTATTGTAGCAGCAAGAAATCCTGGTTCTTGGGCAAACGGAATCAAAGTAGCAATTATTGACTCCAAGGCAGACCAAATTTTAAGCGGTATTGTAACTACGCTTGCCAGAGTTGGTTACGGTGTAACTCAATCCCTTACCGGAAAAGCAGATGTTGGAACGGGTACTTCCATATCGTTAACTGGTTCTTATCTAAAAGGAATCATTACTGAGGTTGGTGCCAGTTCAATTGCTGTTAAGATTTTAAGTAAGGTATCCTCCGGAAATACAGAAACAATTGTTGATTATCAACAAGACGGAACTTATTGCTTTACCGAATCTGGAATTGTCGGTATCGTTACAACCGGAGACTCTCTGGTTTCATTGGGAACCACATCTTACGCTAGTGAACTTGATTGGTTCAGTCAGCAATATATTACTCCCAACATTCAGTGGAATAATCTAGCACCAGCACCAGGAACTTCGGCATTTGCAGAACCAAGAGGATCAAGATTTGATGAAGTTCACGTAGTAGTTATTGATGATTTGGGAACAGTTACTGGTAATGCCGGAACAATTCTTGAAAAGCATATAGGTCTTTCTAAGGCAACTGATGCGGAGTTTTCTGCCGGAAGTACTTCTTATTGGAGAAAATATATTGCCGCAGGTTCTGCAAATATCTTTGCTGGTGGTGCTCCTGCTGGTCTTACCACAACAGGATATGATCCGAATCAATTTGACTTAACGACCGATAATGGATGGGACCAACCCGCAGAAGGTATCATTTTTGGTGCCGCAGGTGCAAATACTTACACGTTAGCAGGTGGTCTTAACTATAATGGACAAACAGGAATTGGAACTACCGGTGCTCTTACCGCAACTCTAGCAGAACTAAAAGACGGATATGATTTATTTGAGAACACAGAAGATATCAAAGTAGATTTCTTATTGATGGGATCTGCTGGTTATGCGAAAGAAACTGCACAAGAACTAGCAAACAAACTTATTTCGGTTGCCGAACTCAGAAAAGATGCAATTGCCTTCATTTCACCTTACAGAAGTTCTGCCCTTACTGATACGTCAGTACAAACTGAAGTTACGGTTAGAAACTCTACTGATATTACAAATAATGTAATTAGTTTCTTCTCTTCCGTAGCATCTTCGTCTTATGCAGTATTTGATTCTGGTTATAAGTATATGTACGATAGATTTGCAAATACTTATAGATATGCTCCTTTAAACGGTGATATTGCCGGTCTTTGTGCTCGTAGTGACATTAATTACTTCCCCTGGTATTCTCCAGCAGGAACCTCAAGAGGTGCCATCTTAAATGCTGTTAAACTTGCTTATACTCCAAGTAAGTCTCAGAGAGATCGTCTTTATACAAACCGAATCAATCCAATCATCTTCTCACCAGGAGCAGGTATTATTCTGTTCGGTGATAAGACTGGATTAGCAAGAACATCAGCATTTGATCGTATTAATGTTCGCAGACTCTTCATCTACCTTGAGGATGCTATTTCTCGTGCCGCTAGGGATGTGCTATTTGAGTTTAACGATGAAATTACAAGAACTAATTTTGTAAATACTATTGAACCATTCTTGCGTGATGTTCAGGCAAAGAGAGGCATCTTTGATTATGTCGTAATTGCTGATGAAACTAATAACACGGCAGCAGTTATTGATGCTAATGAGTTTAGAGCAGACATCTACATTAAACCAGCGAGATCGATTAACTTCATCGGTCTTACCTTTATTGCCACCAAGACTGGTGTTGATTTTGAAGAAATAATCGGCAACTTTTAATTAACAGAGGTTAAAAACTATGGCAACCAGAAATCAATTAAATCCACCCCCTTTAAGGAAGATTACAG